ATTAGTATTCATATGTCCTATTAAGATCATTTTTCCCTCATCTCTTATTATTGTACCTACAGTAAAATTCTTTTCTAAAAACTGAAAATGCTCAGTTTCTAGTTTACAATTACCATGCACATTTTCCAACTTCAATTCTTCAGGAAAAATAAACTTTTCAAATTTCAAATCACTTATTTCAAATAAACTCATGTTTTCTTTCTCCAGTCCAGCAAATGTTTATTCATGTTTTATTATCCTATATTCCATATCGCTTTAATCCAAAGTTCTCTAATTTTGTTTCTGGCAAAAATAACAAGACCACATTGGTCGTGCCATTCATCATGCAATCTATCAGCCATAGTTCTCAAACTATTTCCAGTTGTATAAACATCATCTACAATCAATTCCCTATTGACTCCATCCGACTTATATTTTCTCAACTGTTTAGCAAACCTCAAACCACCTTCTGGAATACCCACAACCGAATCAAAAGATGGTAACAAGTAATTCGCCGCAATATGAGCTAATGTTTCCAAATCTTCATCTGTAAGAGCACCACAATCAATCAACCAATCAGAATATGAACCACTGTGCAATTTAAAATCACCTAACTTAAATAAACTCATGTTTTCTTTCTCCTTCTTTAATACTTCCTATGTTTCCTTTTGTAAACATAATCTTTCAAATTTCTAAGTCTTTCAGCCCTTTCTATTAAATATTCATCTATTTCCAACCTTTTTCTAGCCGCAACACTTTTAAATATAGGATGCCTAGATAAAGAATCTACTATTATTTTAATACCATGCTGATCTTTTATCTGTTTCCTAAGTTTTCTCCCCGTCAAATTATTTTCATATAACATATTATTTTGTAATTTAGTGGAAACAACTTTGTTGCCGCCAACCCACTTTCTAGAAGGATTTATTATCCGTACAAACGTTCTTTTCTGTGGAGAAATTATATCCGCAACCCTTACTCTCTGAATATCATTATTTATCAAATCATCTAAAGTGGGGATTAATTTACCACTAGGATGATTATGAAACGTCCAAGTTATTCCTTTTTTATCTTGCACTGATTTCCACATTAATTTTTTAAACTTTTTATCACCAACCCTAACCTCACTTCTTTTTCCCTGTGAAAAAAACCTTCCAACGGATTTTTTACCTTTTCTTGGAACATTAACATACATCCCCTCATAAAACCTACTCAACACTTGAGACTCTGGACTTTTTACAAATTTTGATCTATAATCTGGAAATCTTTTTAATACTTCTTTTTCAACTATTCTATCTACTTCCCTAGGAGACATCCTCCTCAAGCGGGAAATACCTCCGGAAAAACTAGGTCGTTTTTTAATAAGTATATTATATAACTGCTTAAAAGACAATTTTCGCATTAATTAACAACTCACCCACTTTTCTAGTTATAATTTCATCCTTGCTCTTCGTAAAGCTCTACGTATTTTAGAACCTTTTTTTCTCCTACCAGCTTTTTTAGACCTAGGGCCAACCCATTTGCTCATATTTTAACTCCACATATATCCAATTAAAGGTATTGCAATTTGGAATAAAGAATAATCATCATTTATTTCAGAAATAGCTTTCCACACAGGAGCATAACTTCCCATTCCATCATCTTCTTTTGCTAATTTAGCTAAAAATCTTCTTAGATCATCTGCTATTTTTTTAGCATATCGTTGATTTTTTTCATTCTCCGCTTCCCTAAAACCATACATCTTTCTCCACACATCCGTTAAAAATTCTTGAATTGGAAGAGCATTATCTTCTATTATTTTATCTGATATATCTATATTCCAACAATCTATCAATTCAACAAAATCATAACCATCAAATTTATATTCTTTATTTTCCATATTTTCCTCCTTTTTCTATTCATCAGATAATAAAGAATTAAAATAATCACAACGGTTACTTATTATTTTTTTTCTCCTTATCACATTCCGGTTGTTTCTGGTGATAAATATCTGTTACAATATGCACAGGATTAGAAGGCCATTCTTTTTCACACTTTTCTATAACCTCATCAACATCATCAAAAAAATTACTATCATGCTTCATTCATAATCACCCTTACATAAAGATATATTTTCTTCCAATCCGTACATATTTCCTCCTTTTTCTCTTGAGCTATCCGCATATAAAGCATCTATGATAAGCACATATTTGCCTTCCATATTAATTATTTTAATAGAATTTACTTCTGGAAAAATTGGATGATTTATGCAAACTGCTACAGTTTCTTCCCCCAAATCCTCCTTAAAAAAAGAATTTATTTTTGTAATCAATTGAGTAAATTCATTCAAATTCATATTTATCACCTAACTTTTTAATCTGTTGGATGAAATGGTAATTTTTCATATACCGCAACAAAAATATCATCAGGACAAATAAAATAACCATCGGGATCAACACGAACAATATATTGATTACGCTTAAAATCACGTATTTCTCCCTGCATATTAATTGTACAATCAAAAGGAACTTTCACAGCTTGTATTACCGGATGTTTTCTTCTATATTCTGTCCAATTTATCATATCTAAATTTATTTCATTCATTTTATTCTCCAAATATTACAGGTAATTTTTTAACAAATTCCTCTCTTAAAGGTACCATTATCTCTCTCATTTGAGGATGTGCCTTTTCAGAACACCTTAAATCAAAAATATGCTTCCATTCCCTTAAATTTGCAGTCATAACTATTTCTGTTTTTAAACTATTAGGCAATACTGAACGTGCTTGTTGGGGAGACCAACCATTACTTATCATATTTTGATAAGCACATTCACAATTAAGCATATGACAAAACCACTGATACTCAGGACTATGATCTTCATCATAATGATTATAAAAAAAATGGTATTCGCCAGGCTCGGTTTTCATCCAAGGTGGTATAATAAATGTTACACCACCACTATAATTGCAAAAACGTGTACTCTCCTGAGAGTAAGAAGCTAATCTATGTCTCACCAACTCATGAGTTACACCACGATCACAAATAATCTTTACGGTTACATTACAATGTTCTATCACGCTCAAATGGCCTTTTTTAATTATCCCTTTTATAAATTTTTCTGCCGATTCTTCCGTTATTTTATTTTCACTTTTATAACAAACTCTCCCCGCTCTTTCTATTCTCTCGAGCATTAATTTAAATTCTTCATCTGTTGTCCAAATCTCAAAAGAAGGTTTTATTAATCTCATATTTTTATCCCTTAAAATTCTATTTGTCTTAAAAGTTCACCATTATTATTCTTTTTTAGTTTTTCTATTATATCTACTTTTTCTTCTACAGGCGGTTCTGACCCTGCAACACCTTCATCATGTGTAACCCAACCAAAAAAATGATCAGGAGAAAGGATAGTACTAGGAACGGTAGCAGTAATAATAGGAAGTTCATTATTAGAAGCATCTATTGGTCTCGTATCAAAAGGAATAACATTTCTAGACGGAACTTCCTCTTTCTCTATAAGTGCTTTTTTACGTCTTTTTTTGGTTATAGTTCTTTCGATCTTATTTTTTGCAATATAACGCTTAAACATCCTTCGGTTTGCCTCTTTAATTCTTTCATTCCTTCTTCTCGTTTTCCACAACCGTAATTTATTTAATAAATTATTCGTAAATTTATTTATCCATTTTACGACCTGTACCATCATGATACCTTTCCCATATTTTAATCCATTTATTTAAAAGCATTGAATTGACTATCACCTTCAACTTAAGCCCCTCAAACTCATGAATTAAAATATACAAATCTTTCTTTATCTTATTTACCTTATTAATTTCCTTTTGTACTTTTAATATTATAGCTATTCCTATACAAATTCCAGCAAAAATAAACAAATACACCCCAAATCAACCATCCCCTTTTAATCAATTTTTCACTTTTATTATTATTTCTTTAACTTTGGCTCTTTCTAATTCTTTTTCAAACTCGCATTTAGCACGTTCTTCATATTTTTTAACCATTTTGGGAAGAAATTTCTTCTGAATTTCTTCAACTGATCGAGGGACAAATTTTTTAGTAACTCTTCCTGGCTTCTTTCTCTCTGCTATTTCTTTTTCAGATAAAGGCTTATTTGCTTCAAATTCATCAGGCCATACGTACGAATCTGGTAAAATATTCTTTCCCCCCGATATATCCTCTACTTGCTCTTCTACCGATAAATCCAACCATCTTTTAGGAAGAGCCTTAGCTTTATATGCCTTTTTATAATCATAACGGGTATCAGAATCTTCTTCAATCTCACATGTTTTTAACCATTCATCATACTGCATACCATGCTCATGCACAGCAAGGGCACCAGGAGCAATCACTGTAATGTTATACTCACCATCTTTCTCCTTTTTTACCTCAATAACTTCATGTAAAAAAGGAGGAGCTTTTTCATTTATTTCCTTACTTATCTCTAACGTTATAATTTTTGCCAAGTTATTTGCGTCCTTCTTTAATTTCTTAGGTAAATCTTTTTCAAAAAATTTACCCAATTTTTCTAATTTATCTATTCCAGGACTTGATTTAATAGGCATTATACATCATCACTTCCTACTGAAAAACAATTAGTTGTATTTTCATTTTATACTCCAAATTTGTCTAAATCCACCCAATTCATATTTATTAAAGACCAAAAATCCCTGGCTAAGCCCTTTAATAAATATTTATAGGGTAACATTCCATAACCGTTATTCCCCCAATGTTTGCCCCAAGAATTTCTAATCAAAAAAGCACCAGTTGTTGCCACTTGATTCCTCTCATTTAAAATTATATAATTGTCATCGTAACCAGCTATCATTACAGCGTGACCCCATTGTGCCTTCTCGTCATTACAGGGATAGGGAATATCTCCCTCAAATCCTCCCTCATTAAACGAATCAAATCCATAAAAACCACATACAGCAGGAACACCATATGATAACCATATTTTTACTCTTTGCAAAACATCTTCCCTGTTAATATCAGGAAAATCATGTCTAAAATAACAAATTGATTCGTAATTATCAGCTACAGCATATACAAAAGCAGGAGGTTCCTCATCAATATAATTTGCATGTTCATAATAATCCCAATATTTATTTGGAGGTGCGCCGCATAATGCAATAGCTCCCATCGTAGACCTTAAATAAGCTCCCGTATCACCCGTTACTTTCATTAAATTTCTTGTCGTTTTATATATAAATAATTTAGAAGTTTGCAAACATTTTCCAAACATCCTATTTTGAAAATACTCAATCATACCACCTACAGCATGTGCAGTACAAGAACCAATACTTCCCTGGTTTTCTATTGGGGAACAATATTTTGTTAAATCTACCTTAGAAAGTAATTCGGCAGGTTTTTCCTCATTAATTTTATGACTAATTGTGATTGATCGTAATTTATCATTATATTCATGATAATCTCTTAAATCAGGCAAATCTGGAATCCAGCCATTCAAAATCATTCTCTCAGTTTCAACATTAATTCTACTCATTTTTATCCTCCTTAAATTCTAAAAGGAAAACTTTATTTTCTAAAAATCTTACAACTTCGTGAATCGCTTCTCTGCACTCACTTTCAGTAATATATCGAGAATTTGCTAAAGCATCCAACCTGCCTAAAAACACATGAGCTACTTCATGAAAAGCTGAACGGCTAAGATTTTTTAAATTGGGTTCTATCGGCCATTTTTTACCAAGGGTAATAGACGCTGTAGCTCCACTCAAATTAAGAGTAAACATAGCAAGAGCTTCTCCTACATTATCATGAAAATAGTATACTCTCCACCTTCCAAGATCAAAAAATTGCAACCATTTATCAGCTTCTTTTTGAAATATTTCAAAATGACCGTCATTTACAACATACATTTTTAATACCTTTTCCCTATTTTTTCTTTTTCTTGTTTTTCTTTTTAATTTTAGAATTTTTACGTAAGCCTAATTTACCGCCCATCATGGCTCCTTCTCCTTCTTCATCTTTAAGAGCGTGGAAACCTTTTCCTCTACCTCTACCATCCCGTGGGCCTCTTGCATCCCTGGGTGGGCCAGTTTTGTTTCGTCTCGGCATAGTATTACCTCCATTCACATATATTCTTTTTTTTGCTATATCATAATATTCCTTCGATATTTCACTTCCTATATATTTTCTATTAAGCAAAATCGCCGCTTCAACAGTCGTTCCGCTTCCCATCATTGGATCATATACAACATCTCCTTTATTAGACCAACTAATGATATGATCTTTAGCTAACTGAATAGGAAAAACAGCAGGATGTTTATAAACAAATTTCTTCTCGTGTCCAACTTTACATAACCATATATTATATCTTTGACCATAGGGAACTATAATTTTTTTAGAACTTTCTTTCATACTCCCGTCTTTTTGTCTTGTAACGTTTTTCCCCCATGAACCAATATGCCCCTCATAAACGTTTTTCCTGTCTTTAATGGGATTAAAAGTATTAGGTTTTCCTTTAGAAAATACAAACATATATTCAAATATTTGATGATACCTATTAGAAGAAGGTTTTGAAAAATTATTTTTCTGATATATCATTGTATCATGTAGATTAAAACCGATTTTCTTAAAATAAAGTGCTTGTTTAAAACTTGTTCCTGTTTCACTTCTATTTATTACAGCATCTCCAACAATCCAAACAACAACACCACCCTGCTTAGTAACTCTAAATAACTCTTTTGCTATTTTCTCAAAATCAAAAAAAGAATGACATCCCCCATAAGTTCTTAAATCATCATAAGGAGGAGAAGTAACTACCAAATCAACAAAATTATCAGACATTCTTGACATCGTTATCAAACAATCTTCATTATAAATTTTGTTTATTTCCACTTTATTTAAGCTCCAAATTCATAAAAAACAAACAATTTCCCTTTTTTTATTCCAAATTCCTTCGCATCCTTAAGATCAGCAAACCAAATATCTACCCAATTCTTTTTTCTTTTATGCATAGTATCTTCTACAATATAAAAACCACTCCGATATTTATTTTTTCCAACAATATCCAAATATACTTTTGTTCCGTAAGGAGCAATTTTTAAAATATCCCTGGAAACAGCTATGTAACCATTTTGAACTCTTTTATTAGATGCAGTTATAAATGGCGTATTATCTGTTTCGCATTCTCTAGAAGTATATGCAGTTACAATTACTTTACCAACTGAATATTGATAAACAACACCATAATTTGTTGCTGTAGTTACTGGAGAAAATAAGACGAAAAATAAAATTAAAATGTATAAAATTAGTTTCCCCATTTCATCAATCCTTTATTCTTCATCATAATCAAAATATTTTTCCCTTAAAATTACTTTATCATCCTTTTTAACATAAAAAGAATAACCTTCCTCTCTTAAACGCTCTATTTCTGCATCCAAACAACGAGAACATATATTTTCCTCAACAATTCTATATATTCTAGTTTCAATATCGTAATCCTCCCCTTTTATTTCAAATTCAGCTTCTTCCCATTTACATATATCGCACAACTGTTTTTTCACTTTATTTACTCCTCTACGAGCATCATCCATTATTCTTTCAACAACTTTATTTATTTTAGGAGTTGGAACTGGCCCTATTGGATTTTTTAATCCTTCTTCCACCTTTTTAAGAAATTCTTTAGATTCCTTGATGTTTAGTCGTGGTGTGGGAGTTATTGGTAATGCCATTTTTTATCCTCCTAATCAAATTCTATAGCTCTTAATAATTTTTTTGACTTTTCCATTTTGGAAGAGTTAATACCCGCTGATCTATCATCTATTAAATAAGCAACCTCTGTATATTGTGTACTATCTATATCCGAAGCATAATTTAACCTAATGCTAAGCATATCCCCATCCCTTAGAACAATATTACGACCAAGCTCACACGCATGTCCTCCACTGGTTAAGATAACAGTATATAATTCAGGAGCGACTTTCTCAAAAGTTAGGACTTTGTGCACATTACTCATTCTCTTTTCCTCAGATTCTATAAGTTCTCTTAACTCATCTTCAGTCATTAAATCCTCCACCAGATTTCCTTTATTTTATTTTCTCATTTACCTCATATTATGCTAAACATGATCCAAAAGCCCATAACCAAAAACACGTATAAACAAATAATACAACAATTACAATAACAGCCACCATAATAAAAATAATTACTGTATCCCTTAAAGTTATCATTATCCTAATATATATCCCCCATTATTTATTCCCTTTCTTCTTTCCTCAAAATTTTACCTAATTCAAATGAACCATGTTGTAAACTAGACATCTCATCTTCTAATATAATAATTCTTTTCATAAGTTCATTTACCACTATATATAATACCCCCAATAAAAACAACACTCCCAGTAAAACCAATGTAATTATTATCTGCATCTCAATTTTCCCCTATTCTAAAACAATAATAATCTTTCCAACATAATCATCACGTTCAATAAAACCAACAATTCCATGATATTCTACATCGTTATTCGTATAGTGATCATAATAATCAATCCATCCTATTTCAAACTCTGGATCATATTCTTTTAATTTTTCAATAGCCTCTTTAACCTTCATTTCTTTTTTCCTTTTGATTTTTTATATCCTTCAGCTAATTTTTCTTTAAATGACTCACTCATAAAAGAATTAGCTAAGAAAAACTCGAAAAATTTAACACCATTTTCAAAGAAAACCAAGGGACTACAAGTATTATTATCAGCATCCCAAAACATGCATTCCTCACCATGACAAAATTGTGGTTCTCCATATGATCTGTGCATAAAGGGACAAGTAGTTACAGCAGGACTTTTCTTTTTTTTACTCATTTTTGTTTTCTCCTATCATGTTATATTCTGATAATACAGTATACATATCATTATTTTCTCTTTTCATAATTTTTACCAGATTTTTATCAACAACCAAATAATAATCCCAATCGAACCTTTTTAACATAATTGCTGGAAGTCTATTAAAATCCTCAATAGATTCTACATAATATATTGCATCTTCAAACTTCACAAACATACTTTCCACATCTTTTAATTCCACAAACTTCATTTTTGCTTTCTCCTATTTTTTTCTGCTTTTTTATTTATACATTTAGGACATAAATATTTAATTGGAAAATGAACTGAATCCAAAATATGTGTATTTTCATTTACTTTAAAAGTTAAAGTCTTGTATTCATTACACTTATCACATATTCTTCTTACTTTTACCATTTTTTAATCATCCAAAAAGTTATAATCCCCATAATAAATCCTATAGTATAAACAATCAACAAATCAATAGACATTTTTATTCTCCTATTATCAATAATAATCTTTAATTCGTTATCTCAATGTTTGTTTTTGTTTTCATCTTCTTTATTTCTGTTATAAAATTCTAAAATTGAAGCTCTACATTCAAGCACAATTCCATAATCTCGATCTATTCGTAAATTAAAAAAATCTAAATCATAATCCCCATAAGTTTGAATAGTATTTTCTATAATCTCCCTTAACTCGGATGCTTTAGGCATTAGATTTTACCTTTCTCTTTTCATTATTTTTCTTATATAAAAGGATCAACAAATCTTTTTATACCATCACGATAAGATATTGGTCTCATTTTTACATACGCATTTTTATTTATTGCATCTTGCTCTGACAATATTCTTGGTCCACCACCCGAAGCCCCAATACAATACTTATCATCAATACACATTTCAACATGTACTGCTTTCTGACCATTAAACCAAAAAACTAAAACACCTGCTTTCGGTACTTCTATTTCTTTCCCGCAAAATTTATTCCAAAATAAATCGTTTGCTGTCCAATCTCCAACATGGGGAAGAATACCAACCGATTTTAATACTTCGATTACAAGTCCGGAACAATCAAATCCTTTTACTGGATCATCACCCCCCCAAATATATGGGAGACCTAAAAACTTCCAAAGTAATTCCATAGCTAATTCCTTCTGCATTAACTTATCTCCCATTATTTATCAAGTCGTTTCTTCTTTTCTATTTCTTTCTTACGTTCTACCATACAATCACTTTCTGTTTTTGTCGTATCCCAAATAAATTCAAAATGTTCTTTCTCAAGCCAATTATAAATTCTTCTTATAGGAATAAAATAACCCATATGAGTAATGGGAACACCCCAACCAGTCACATTCACCATCGAAGGAATTCCAATAAAGTCACCATTTACCAAAAACATAGCTCCGCCACTATTTCCATAAATCAATTGAGATGAGGACATATTATACATATAAGAATCAACTGTATGATTTTGTCTGGTAATTACGCCAACGGTAGGCAATGGGGGTAAGAGTAAAGAACATCCTACAGCTACAGTCTCATCCATCACGTGAATATCGTTTAATTTGTTTCTCGGATATAAATCAGCAACATATTTGTAAGGCTCCTCAGACCTTAACTTCAATAATGCCATATCCTCCACACGATTATAAGCTACAATATCTGCTTCTACTTTTAAAGCTCCAATTGGAATTGATATATTTTTATATTTAAAAATCTCAACATACATAACAGATAACTTTTCCTTTTTAACATTTTTCTGTAAATCACGATCCCATTCATCCTCTATTTTTATAGAGGCAGCTATAACATGATGATTAGTCAAAACATATGTTGACTTATCCTTAGAATAAATAACAGTTCCAGAACCCCCCCTAGAAGAACTATCTGTTATCCTAACTACAGGATAAATATATTTTTCATGAGCTAATAATCCAGTCAAAGCTGAAAACACTGTAGTATGTGATAAAAAGATAGTAATCAATACCACCATAAAACCAACAAATATTTTAGATTTCATTATTAATCCTCCTCTCTATCTATCATTTTATATTTTTGAACACATTTTTGACACCACCAAGGACTCTCGAAAACATCGGGAAAATGCTTTAATTGCTCTGTTGTACCTACTGTTACACCACAAAGGGAAGTACAAAACCTTCTTCTTGACCTATTAAACCACCTATTATATATGTGAATAGTTGGATGCCCACCAGCAGAATATTTTCTACCCAACAGATGTTTTAATTTCTGCATTTTTACATATTCTATTTTCCTTATTTTTAATTCTAATGGAAAATCATATCTCTTATATTTCTTATTATCTACTTTTACTATTACATCCCCATCATGCGGTGTTAATTCAAAAAAATCACATTCATTATGAAACTTATTTAATTTTAATTCCCTATAATGACTATTCCTCCATCTCATCATATAACACGTCAATGGACTCACCACAGCCACGCCTTTTATTTTACACGGAATCACGGCATTATCTCTTAACCACAACGTTGTAGATTCAGACATAGCCAATTCCTTCCTTATAATTAAAAAATATCCACCTAACATACAAATTTTCATACATCAATTAAGCGTTACATTTACTTCTCTTATAACCGGCCCCTCATCCGGATGGTGAAAATCCTGAAAACTTACTATTCTACCAGATGTTAATATTGTATTACCGAAATTATCTTGACCGTCAGACACCTGAAAACCTATCATATTAGAAAAAGAATTTAAAGTTGTGGCATTAAAAATTATTCTATAATTATGCTGAATTTCCACCCCCTTATTATCTACGGTTCTACGCCTATCCCCTTGAATTAGGCATACTACAGAATTAATAACAGTACCCATTATCTTATCACCATGCGCATCTTGACCAGTTACAGGGGTTATAGAAATTTTATGTGTTAAAAAATGATCAAAATCCATTTCTATCCCCTCAATATCCTAGGCCCTACTCGATAAGCAGCCAAAAGAGAAGAAGCTTCAGGACATAATCTATTTATTCCGTCTCTATAACTATAAGATTCAGACACCCCACCAGCAGATTTACTCACCGAATAAATACCTTGAGATTTAAATTCTTGATGTATTGTTCTCTTACCAGAATATTTTAATATAAATAATGCTTGGTAACAACATGCTTGTTCAACAGTTCTTTTCATTTCCGCCTGATAAATGTTCCAAGTACTAGTAGCACTTATGACCTGTCCCCAAGGGAAAGGTTCTTCACCAGGTGGAATACGTGGAAACTCAAGAATTTGGTCATAATATAATCTTTGACCATCATAATTATAGGCATTAATATCATAAGTTGCGAGTATCAAGGCTTTAGCTCGTGTATCAGTTGTAGCAACAGTCCAAGCATCATCATCTATAATGGTATTGGAAACAAAACTAGTGGCATCTGTTAAAGACACGTAACAATTATCACCAGAACCCCCCCAAGAAGCTACTAGTGTAATAGCCATTAATCAATCACCTCGTATTTATTCTCGATGTATTTCTTCATTTATTTAATCCCCTCTTAATCAACTCATCAGGTCTAACTACAATATCTCCTACTTCTTTATTAGAAGGTCTGTCTTCTTTTTTTAATCGTTCTACTATGCTCTTAGGAGGTTCTCCCCCTCGTGCATCCCAAGCGTGCCATACCCTACTTTGATTATTTTTCATATTAATTTGAATGTGTCCTGGTCGGGGAAATGGGAGTCTCTTAGCATTACCCCCACAAGGACATAAAATATACAAAGGCGAATCTTTCACAGAAAAATACATATCCCTTATCTCATCACATTTTTCACATCTAAATTCATATATCGGCATGAACCATACCTCCACCATATTGAGATTCCAATTTTGTAACATCTTCTATAAATTGCTCATCTCTTTTATATTTGTCTTTGGTTGGAATTTTATGAACCATCTTTTTAGGAACTCTATTTAATTCCACATTCTTTCTAATACATTTACAAACTATTGCCCTTTTAACATTATCTTCTATAATATATCCTATTCTACCCAAACCATAACAAAATTTACAGGAAGGTTTGGCATATTTTAAATATTTAGTAGGCACTTCCACATATTTCTTCATTTATTTAATACCCTCTCACATACTTTTAGAAACTCTTTAGCTGTATTATTTATATCAAACTGTTTTTTTGCTAAAAGATATTGTTTTTTTCTTAATACTTCTCTATTTTTATGTGTCTTGAGCCACACCCAAGCCTTTTCAAGAGCATCACATACAGAAGTTGCCCATCCAAATTTATATGTAAAAAATCCAAAATTATCACAACAATCAGGAACCACTACCTGGCATCCGCAAGCCATAGCTTCTTTTTGAACCCTACTATGTGTAATAACAGAAGATAATACAATATCAGCACTTCTTAAAAATTTCTCACATTCAGGAACCATTGCGTTAATAGAACCTATACCATCTTCCATATTATAATTTGATATGTAAGAGGCCCATATTTTAAATTCTCGCTCTTTCAATTTTCTATGTGGTGCTCCAAACAAGTGTAATCTCGCCAAAGGATATTTTTCCCAAAATAACTTGTATCCCATTAATGGGACAAATGGGTCTTTATTTTCTCGCCATACATCAAATAAAGAAACAGTTGGGCTACCGGATAAAGGAAAGGATATTCCATTATAATTATACTTTTTTAAATCAATACCAGGTGGAAGTAAACAAATATTTATATCTTTTCTTTTATAACATATAGCTTCAAGAAAAGGAAGATGCCTTTTCCACATAGTAACATATGCTTTCACATTTTTATTTCTGACCAAGTTAATTACAGTAGAAAATGGAGCAGGATTATTCTTATCAAATTGGTATAATTCTGTTCTCATCAATGCTTCTGGCATCGAGTGTCCAAACATGATAATCGGTGTTCCGTCCATGTTGTAAGGATTAGGAACAATTGTATGATTTATATAAAGATCAGCACTTAACGGTTGACCAACCAAAGGATCAGTATAAAAATTATCTGCAATTTTATCGCCACCCAAAGGGCCATTATATCCTGGACTCACTATAGGAGATACTATCCTATGATCCACACCCAATCTTCTCATCGCCAAAGCAAGATCACGTGTTGTCTCATATAAACCGGAACGATTAGGACCATACATAGCAAAACTAATTATTTTCATTTTATATTCCTAATCAACTAATTTCATTTCTTATTAACTTTTGTTCCTAATTCTTTATCTATCGTAAACCCATAAACAGCATAATAAACATCACGCATTTCCTTTACCAATTTCTCAACTTCCTCGACATTAATTCTGCCATCCCGCATTGCATCCTCTATACAAGCAATAACTTCAGTTACTTCCTTCAAAACTTTTTTTACTCTAGAAGAAATAATGTAGAACTTACGGAGATAAACACCTCCCACAACAATTCCTAAAGTTAAAACCAAACTTGCAATTTCAAACCAGTCCATATTTTTAATCCTCCTCTCTATTATAAATAAAACGAGTGTAAATAAATCTCCCGTAATGAAAATCATATTCTGAATAAATTCTTTTAAATCCCAAAAAACGCATAAGAATATCTAAATCCGAAATTTTTATAAAATTATCTATTATTTGTTTTTGTTCTTGAGGAACATCATGCAAGGGTATACTTATCATAAATCTACCACACTGCTTCAATCCCTTAGATAATTTATGTATTAAAAGATTCCGATGATTAACTTGAATATGTTCTATTACATCAAATAAATATATCACATCATATTTTTGTGTAAGAAGTTGCTCCCTGAAATCGTAACGTTGAAAAAAAATTTCCGGATTCAAATTTTTAGCTACTTTTATACACCTGTCAGAAATATCTACACCATGACACTTTATTCCCAAAGAATGGGTATAAGATGTTATAATGCCAATCGAACATCCAAAATCAAGCACAACATCTTCTTTTCTTACAGTACGACAAATAAAAGATTTAAGTGCCTGTATTCGATCATTAGCTTTCTGTTTAAGAAAATGAGGCACAAATCCATCATAAAAAGAAGCCACATCCTTAGAAGTTATATTTTCTATTTCCATTCATTACACCATTGATAACAATACAGCCACCCAATTAAAAAACTCTGGTGCATACAATTTTATAATATCAATTACCGGTTTTGAAAAAAACCTATTCCTATAACCCCTCATTTCTCCTAATTCATCAATGGTTAATTCCCGTGTTAAAGCTATTCTACCTAATCTTTCATAATCATTCAACAATTTAACAGATTCATGATTTAACAAACTTAAATTAATACCTAACGATTTCTTCAATACTATTGATTCATAAGCAGCTACCTTAGCTAATTTCCTCATCATTTCAATATCATTTTCTATAAAAGTTATATATTGCTGGTTTGCGATAACTAACATATTTGACAACTTTACATCATTCGATGTTGTAGTACATCCTAAGAAAAATACGGACAATAATATTGTAACACCTATGACCAAAATTTTCACATCAACCCCCCCAATTTGGATAATTTCCATTTTTTATATTTATGAGTTATCTTGCTATCTTTAATCGTTATTTCAAAAATTGATTTCTCTTCGGGAGTCCTACCAGCAGCATGTATTAAAGGAATTCCTTTTATATTATTCCATAATCCATCAACATGACGATGTCCAAACAACACAACATCAACCCGTCCATATAAAACTTTCCACAACTCTTTTGCATCCTGTAATTCCATAAAAGGTTCATTATGAATAAAAGGATGATGATGCAAATACACAATTATGATTTCTGACTCTTTCATTAAATTTAAGGTTCCATCTAAAATAAAATTTAAATTCTCTAATTGTTCGGTTCCAATTCTACCACAAGCAAAATCAAAAGGATGATAAGTGCGAATACATGAATTTAATCCGATTAACATAATTTTTTCTGTTTTCGTAGTTATATAAGTAACTCTTGGTTCATCTCCAAAAGAAACTCCAACATTTTTACTAAAATAATTCACAAACTCGTCTGCATTTTCTTTTGATTCATCATTATAAAATATCCCTACAGCACCTTCATCGTGATTACCCTGAATTGGAAAATATTTACCTTTCCACTTCTCCATCGCTTTCCGAACCTCTTCAAATTCATCCCTATATCCATTATGGGTTATATCTCCAGTATCAACAATATACACATTCTCATTTTGCTTCTTCTCAAATTCCATATCTAAAAAATCTGAAAATAATTGCAAGTTATTTATATCTTCATTTGAAAAACTAAAAAGCTTCTGATGTCTGTCACTTATATGCCATAACCTAATCATAATTTATCCCCTACATTATCTTTATAAACCCCAAATTTCCCCATCTCATATCTCCCTTAAGATATATGCTACAGCATCCTGGGATAACTTTTCAGCATCCCTACTTTGACAAACCATCTCTCTACATTTACTAGATAAAAAAGTCATATCCTTAATTCTCATCTCTTTTACAACTGATCTAAAATTACCAATCAATTCTTCAAATCCCTTAAAAATAAATTCAGAATATATATCTTCTGCACCTTTCCAACAATGCACCATAGGAATACATCCGCATGCCATAGCTTCCATTACAGAAGCATGATAACCTTCTTCATTTGATAAACTCAAAAAGAAATCTACGTTTTGATAAAATTTTGACATATCTTGAATATGCCCCAAAAAATTCACACGATCTTGTAAATTTAAAGCAGTAATTAAGTCTAGACAATTTTGATAATATTCAACATTTCCATAACCAGAAAAAGGATTAGCATAACTACCAGCAATATGTAATTCATATTGTAATTCTGGTTCCTGATAATAACTAGTCATTTTTTCTCTTTGAGCGTAAACTATATCTCCTAAAAGCTGAATGGCAGTATAAAATCTTTTTTTAGGTACAATTCTGCCAGTCATTCCTATTTTTAATGGTAATTTATAAGTTCTTGGTGTCTCTGGCATAACAAATTTAGAAATATCCACCCCCTCAGGTAATACGACCATCTTTTGGGGCGAATATTTCAAACTATACTTAGTTTGCTCTTCAAACCTTTGTTTCACATGATCGGCAATAAATATGAGTAGATTGACCTTACTCCAATCCCAAGAACTTATCTGAGAATTATAAACTTCAATCCTATGAAGACGAACGACAATAGGCTTATCACAATATTTTAATAAATCGGATAAGGGGTCTTGAGCAAAATCAACAAATACAAAATCACACCAATTAGTTAACCGGCCAATCTGTAAATAATTAAATTTAACATCAGTTGTATGATTATATTTTTGTATTTCGCAGCCAGCATTTAAAAACGCCTTTTCTAAATTTCCAAAAAAATTAGTATTAGTAGAGATTAAAGCCATCTTTTTCATATACTAAATCTCCCATAAATTATTTACTTAGGAACAACAAATACACCAAAAGTTCCATTATCATCAGCATGAGTTATGATGCAAGAATCAGCACTTCGTGAACTAATATAAGGCGGAGGATTACTTTGCATCATCGTGGCAGCACCAGAATTAAGAGGAATCAACATCACAAAACCATCAACTCCAATATTTGCATTCACAATGGAATCTGAAGTACCAGAAAAAACCACACTAAACATTTGTAAATCGTCAAAATCCATAACCCCAGTCATTGTTCCACCAGCAAGAGGTAACATACCGTCAGTAGTAGCTTCGACAGAAGTCAACTTAGCAGAAGCGGTATCCAAAGTTGTTTCAACAGATGAAGCTTTAGTAACAGCAGTATCTAAAGTTGTTTCAGTAGAAGTAACTTTTTCAGATACAGTATCTAAAGTAGCTTCGATACTATCGGCAGTAGCCTCTATGGAAGTCAACTTTTCAGAATCACTTTCTAAAAATGTACCCAATTTAGGACCAAATTCTCCGCCAAGTGCGGGACACGCATGATTCAAACGATCAATTAGGTCAGCAGTCCAAGCCATTTATATAAAAACACCTCATCTTTCAAATTTGAAATACGATACATTAATATATATCAAAATTTTGGTCTGGATTCAAAATGCCCAATCCTTTACGCATTTCTTCACGCCAGACATTAAGAGCAATTTCATTGATTTCCCTTCCAGAACGCATTGTCATTATTCCTATATAAATTTCCCATAGAATTTTAAATGCTTCCTCTACATTCTTCTCCATTTCCATTTTTTCCTCTTCCAACCTGTTCACTTTCAACATATACAAATCCAATTTTTTTTCGCACTTTTCAATTTCAGAAATATTCTGATTTGATATTTCCTCACCTTTTATAACCCTAACTTTTGTCTTTTTCTTCATAATTTCCTCCAAAAATAAAAGGGAGAAATTCATTTATTAAAACAATAAAATTGTAAATATAAATAAAACTTCTCCCTGTCTGTCAATCAAATTTCAAATCAACCAGCATAACCCTTTGCCATACCTTTTTCATTTTTAATTTCCGTAGTGTATTCACCAATAATCATACCCTTCTGTGAATCACCCGTAATAGAAACCTTTTTATGAGCAAATGATCTACCCTGTAAATTTAGGACTCTAACTCTAGGAGTCGCAGTAATAATCAAAGAACTTGCTCGCATCCACCGACACAGCATAACTTCCAACACACCAAAAGTTCCCTCGTAATAAGAAACTAAATTACGATGTTTCATTTCCGCATTATCGGTACGTGTGCGAGTGCTGTTCCATGTATCTATAATACGCTTCCAATTAGCATCCACAGCAATAACATCAATATCACTTCCACCATTATCCCATGCCTTTTTTGTTATACTACCCAACCAAGATTCTGTAAGAGTAGCAAGAGACTGAGAATTAGTAGAAATCCTACTCCAAAGACCCTGCATTGTCCTATATGCAGTAGCACTACCAAGAGTATTACCAGATAAAACAGACAAGAAAGTAGCCTGCTCCAAATCACGAAGCACTTCTCGCATCCTTTGACTCTGCTGATAAGTATACTCAGATGTTATATTACCCAGCTGAGTTACTGCTTCCTGGGTACCACTGACAATAATATCTTTTTTCATGATCTGGCAATAATTAGTTTTGCGAGACCTAGGTTGCGAAATATCCAGACTTACGTCTGAACCTTCCAATGCAGTTGAGTGTAAAACTCTAAAACTTTGACCCGCAGCATAAGAGGAAGCAACAGTTCCCCCAAAACTACGAGTTACAGTAAGAGTATTAGTTGTAGAATTATAAGTTATACTATTAATCCGAACATATTCGGTATTGTCTCCAACTGTAGGCATCATAAGTACATCGCCAGGTTGGAGAAAACGTCCATCGTTATTAGTAAGTGTTACATTATCCTCAGTTGTAGTACCCATAGCAGTTGAAGAAACAACAGTAGCAGGATTCAACACATCTTCTAACCATTCCATTTTTGTTACTATTTGCAACTTGCAAACGAAGTAGTCATTTCTGCTACTTTCTACATATCTCTATGCAGATCGGACTATATCATCACCAAATAAGGTGGGAAGCATGTAGTCTCTGGGCAAAAAGGAAAATAAATCTAATTAATTAAATCAATATCCTTATTTTCTCTAACATTTTTAATTAACTCTAAATCGGTAGTTTCATAAGGATGATGGTTAGGTAATTTTAAACGTCTATCACAAAACTTTAAAAGATTTTCAGCTTTATGTTTTTTTCCTACTAAATACGGTATTAATTTAGGGAGAGAATTATAACAACGCTTTATACCTTGTATAATAATCTCATATTTAATCTTCCATTCAGGATGCCTATTATTTTTTTTTGATTGCACATAATGAGGAATCCCTAAATAATCCAACAATTCAATAGCCTGATTAATTATAATTAAATCAGTATTAACTATAGCTACTCTAGGATTCCATCCATTTTGTTTAACTTTAGAACTGCTACGCTTAATAATAGTTACCATCCCCTCACCGTCTATAATACCACCTAACCAAAATAATAAATTTTCCTTTCTTTGCTGCTGATTGTCTAATATCAATTGTTATCACCTCATTAGTAAATTGATCTCTAAAGAGTTTCCAGCATATAGCTTCCTTTAATCTCCACAAATTTACCTATGGAGAACATTACGTGCGGGATAAGGAGCATCACCAATTCTATCAAGAAAAGGAGTTTCATAGGGGCTTATCATCCCTATTTCTTCTGCTACATCCTCAGCAGTAACGTCAAAAACACCACTATCATATAAAGCTTTCAATTTTGTTATCGTGAAATCGTTTAAATTTCACTTCTTATAGTTTCCTATAAGTTCAGACTATTTCTTTCCTTTCGGAGAGGGCACTCGTGCTGATATTACCGGCATATCAAAAAAATGACTTAGCCTCGATCAATAGTCGTTGAACCCACCTAACAATTTCTTGTAAGGCTTGGCTTAGCGTTACCATATATAAATAAATCTTCATATTTATACTTAGGCTTCCACTAAATTCACCCTCTTTGCATCCATGAGCAAAAATCATATATCAATTTACTCATGATGGGGCTATAACTAACCCGTAAAAGCCAAAAAAATCACCTCTAAATTTTACTTTTCATAATGAAAAATATTGTTATTTTTTATTTTTTTATTAAGTTGCGGCAGCCGTATCCGCTTCCATTTCCTTTAATGCTCTTTTTTCTTCCATAAACTGAGCCATATGTTCCGGCCTGGTGGGATTATCCTCTGCTATCTTTTTCAATTGTGCCAATTTAGCCTTTTGAGATTCCAACATAGTAGATTTATCCTCACGTGTTTCTGAAGCACCAGACCCACCCGTTCCTGCCGCCTTTTTAGCCCACTTCGGCATATCTTCTCTTATCCCATCAGATACAGATTTCTCTTCACCCTTTTGATTAATATATATCCATTTTTCATTTTCATCATCATATTGTAAATTATCTACAAATAATTTAGATACATTACTAATATCTACGGCACCAGCAGCTTCACATGCGGCAGACAATAATCTATCTCTTTCAGCAAGTAAAGATTTTGTCTCAGCATTTTGTCTCATTTCTTCCGCCATCTGTACTCTTTTTTCCAGCTGTCTTATTCTTTTTGCTTGTTCCTTTTTTTCTCTAGCAGCTTCTTCAGCCTCTATTTCCCCCAATAATTCCTCTATATCTTCATCATCATAATCTTCTTCATCATCATCGTAATCTTCATCGTCATAATCCTCGTCATCATCATAATCATAATCATAATCTTCATCGTCATAATCCTCGTCATCGTAATCTTCATCGTCATAATCCTCGTCATCATAATCTTCGTCACCTAATTCTTCATCCAGAACATCAAAAAATTCTTTAGATGCTTTAATTATCTCAGCATCATCCTCTCTTTGACTTTGTAATTGTTTTATTAACTTGTCTTGTTCTTTTATAGTCGTTTCTAATTCATCTAGCTTTTTATTAAACTTTTTATCATCCCCAGCTTCTCCCCTCTCGTCAGCAAGAAATGAATTCTTATAATAATTAAAAATAATATCCCATAAAACCATGTTAAATACTTATCCTCCTTAACTTTTTATCCTTTCTTTTAACATCTCTAGGATCATACTCATAAAAATATTTACAACCACACAAACTGCACAACGCAGGTTTTATTGTGGCAGACCCCTTTTCCATATGCAAACAATTAATGCACCAATAATATCCCCTTTTATTTAAATAAATATCATAATTAAACATAACAAATTACGTTATCCTATATACACATTACCCATAGGAACACGTATCTTCTTTCCCCGTTCTTTAATTGTAATAAATCTTGGAAACTTAACCTTTCTCGAAACGGATTTTATATACCCAGCTCCAGGTAAATTTTTATAAACAGTACCTTCTCTCCTATATATATCTCCAGGATAAGAACTTTCTAACTTTTTAATGGCAACATCTATATTCTTAACTTTATGACCAGACATAACCACTTTCTTACCACGAATACGATTAAGAAATTTACGAAAAATGCTCTTATTCTTTTCTGATTTTAACTTTTTCAAATAATTTTCTTTCAAAGATTGTTGCCTTTTCATGGATTTAGAGGCTATTAATTGTTTTCCCTTTTTAGAAGAAGAATGATATTTCACATTCTGATTAATAGTACCTTTAATCCTACTTAATGCAGCAATAACCCTTTTAGTAGTCCTTAACACAGAACCGTCAGAAAAAATAATCATTCGTGATTTACCTGATTTTTCGACAGAAGCTATAATCTTACCACGATAGTTTAATCCTTTTAAATGTCTCGAGGCACTTGATTTAATTCGCTTTCTTCTATGTCTGACAAATGATCCTGCCATTCGTTTTGGCGTCCTTCCCTCCTCAACTTATCAAACAATTCTTTTACATAATAAGGTTTACCCCAGTTTGAAACGTATAATTTTTTAGCTATTTTCTTAACCTTACCTTGTCGTCCACGCCCAAAAGATACAATATAAGTATTTTCGTCATGATCTCCCAAAACAACAGGATTTTGCTTTCGTGATTTATGATGAGGTTTCACCAAATGATACTCGTCCCCAACATCAAACTCATCACTATTTTCCATTTCTTCTTGAATCATCTCAAAGAGAATATCAAGTTCGGTATCCATCTCATGCACTTTCTGGAAAATACCCCTTAAAAGACGGGCAAATTTCTTTACCTGAAACGGAAACTTATTCAGGTCTTCTTTTTCAGGAACATCTACTTCCAAAACAGGAGAATTTGTTCCTTCACTATCACCAATATCATTACTTTTAGTCTTTGTTACCTTGTTCATACCTTAATCTCCTTATTATTATGACATTGGAGGAAAAAATCCAGGTTTTTCTTCCTCATTTATTTCTATCTCAGCGTCAATAACATCAGAAATATCTTGCCTTACTTTTCCAAGCATTTTACGTGCAAGACGTTTTTCAAGTTCTCTTTTAAATAATTGTGACCTAATTTGTTGTTTAATTTCACTAGAAGCTTTTATATCTTCAGCTAAATTCATTATATCAAAATTATCGGGATAATTAATATATCCTTTCCACTTCCTTCCTATCCATTTTGACCATAATTGATGTATTTTTTCCTCTCCTTCCTCAAGAATATCTGCCTTCTCTGCCAATGTCCTGTTAGTTTCATTAAATTCACGAGCATAAGCTATACCAGATTGTGATTCCTTTAAAAAACTAATTCCACCACCAAGAACAGCCAATCTATAAATTACTTGCTCCATCTTTGAAATCATTTCCAAAATAAACGATCCAGGTTCGCTTGACGGAGTCAAATAAGAAGGAGGCTGATCCCCAGTATATTCCAAAACATTATTTAATGACAACTGAACAGTTTTAGCATTAGTTTGTGTCTGTTGCATAAGTAAAACAGAAATGCATTGCTTATAAATATCCTCGTCCACCAAAGACAACCAATTATAAATAGCTACATTAATCTTTCCTATTGAAGAAATTGCCGAAATACCGTCCTCAGTGTCCCCCAAAGAATTTCTATTCAAAAATTTAACTAATGGTACTTCATTTAATTTATGTGTTCCTCTCTGCACTTCAATTACACATGTACCTTTTTTCTCTTCAATCACAGTATGAACATACCATTCATTTCTAGTCCAAGTTCTGTAACGTACTACTTTTTTACCGTGTCTTTCCTCAAATGCTTTAATATTTGAACTTGCCTCTTCTCTAATTCTAACCCATAAAAATTGACCGTCATCATCCAATTCCCAATTCACCAAATTCAACGGAGGAATATGAACCAAATAAGGCTTTATACCAGCATCTATTCTTTCTTGTTCCGTCTCTATAGTTCTATCAACTTGGGGCATGTCCACAAGAACATAACTTTCCCCGTATATAAGATAAGAAACTCCAACCTTTTGCTTCATAAACTTATTTATCGAATCTCCACGTCCGTTACAATTCTCCCAAAAATCTTTTAATTCATCCGAAATTTCCTGACCAATTCTCATCTTTTTTTTGATCTCATTTGCTCTTTTAATTCTCTCAGCAACATCCGAATTAATAATTTCATCCCCGTACATATGAGAATTCTGCTGAGGTACTGACTGTTGAGGAAGAGATTGTCCAACCTGATCAGACTCTATTTTATTTAACTCAGGTTCTACTTTCTCTAACCTAGCCTTATCTTCAAGCCTCACAATATTCTGCGAAAAAATATAATGCAAATACATATCTATTACGGTAGCACAATAATTAATCCAGGGTGCTCTCTTTCTTCTATTATCTACAGATAACTTTTCTTCCCGTATATGCCGATATATAAATCGTGTAATATCTCTTCCGTCATACCACGCTCTATAATTCTTCCATGCTTGTTCCTGCTTGATATACTCGGGATGTTTTTGTTCTAATATTTTTTTTAAATGCAAATTATCACGAATATCCGTTAATCTCGATTTGATCATTATTATTTAAAAGCACTTAACCCCCCTTTTTCTTTCAACTGCCTTCTGAAATTATCTATCTCGATATTTAAAAAGCCCCCAATCTTCCCTCTCTTCTAATTCTATCTAATAATGGAGCTTTATTTCCCTCACAATAAAATTGAACCAACTTATCATCTCCTCCGTACTTAAAAAGATAATTCAAAATCTCATGGTATATACCAATTGGATGATTTCTTAATAAATTTATCTTAATCATCTTATACTCCTTACTCTTCATCTAAAGTCAGTGGTAAATCATTTAAAATATTCTCCAATGCACTTATAGTTATATGTGCACCTGGCTCATGCTCTCGTAAATATCTTACATACCATTCAAAAACATCTATCGCATCACACCATTCTGCTTGTGTTGGTTTATCTTCCCACATTTTTATATCCCCCTAACACTATACGTTCTATACAAAATTCTTCTTCCTACCCTATCAGAAAAAATTGCATAACGTAAAGCATCTACCGAATGGTCATTTTCATCCTTTATAAAATCTTCAAAATCTGGCCTGCCATCAGGCAATTTAGGATGCGAATAACCTTCTAATTCCTCTCTTAATTTTCCATTATCTCCCGAATCAATGATAACTCTTAATCTAGGATTCCCTTTTGGAGTAAAAGTCAACAATTCTTTTAACGCATTCACTCCTTCATATCGGGCATTCTCACATGGGGTTATCAAAAGACCCTTATCTCTCATATCCACAATACTCTGTTTCGCTGACTTATCCCCGTAAATCATTTCTGGAACTCCCCAATATGGAGCCTTCTTAATCACCTCACTGTGTCCTGAAGTTGTTCTATCCCCCATAATTTGAGAATCCCAATAATACGACCAAAATACCCACCAATTACCAAGAGGATCAATTGCACATTTTACATAAGCAAATGTTGAACCAAAATCTAATCCTGATACAAATCTCCAAGTTTTCGGCAACTCTTTTAATTGAGTTATACTTCTAAAATCCTCCCAAGTAATAAAATGTTCATCCGTTAAATAATCCCCAAAAACTGTAAAACCACCACTTGGTCTCAAACATAACCACTCAGTAGTCCATGTATCCCAATTCATTAAAGTAACTTTATCTATAAAATCTTGTATCTTATACCATCCGCCCCTACAATCATGGGCCTTACCCCCGCACACTAATCTTTCTTCCCTTTGTTTACCAAATTTCCTTGAATATACAGGACAATCACCATAAACAGGATCACCATGACACTTTCTATGACAAGTTTCTAAAGTTTCCCAAATACAATATTTATAAACTTTTATTCCTAAAATTTCAGCTTCGTCTAGTAACCTTTGAACTACACCCCGTGAATGTTGCCGTGTACTCAAGTAAGTATTTTGACCCATAACATCCCTTTTAGAAATAGACATAGACATAGATGTTTGTAATAAATCCCATGTTAATAACTCAATCTCATCTATTCTTAATTTCTGAGGATGTGGTGATCTAAATCCTTTCTCCGATCCCGTAACAACTTCAACAATGGAATTATTGGTTAATTCAGTTCTTTGTTGACTCTTTAACTGCTGCCCCTTTTCCATTTTAATATGAGGAGCAAATAATTTATCGTTATAAATATTAGTAAAATATCTATAACAACGTCCAGCCTGTGCTTTTGAAGCTCCGGCAGAGCATATTTCAATATCGTCTTTAAATTCCGCATCAAGATGGTTCAAAATAGCAACATTTAACGTCTTTCCACCAGTTCTATTCGCAAAAGAAAAAGCATTTCTAACCCTCTCAAAAAACATATCCGAAATAAACTGAAAAGGAGCAATGTGTCCTTTCGCCACACAAGAAGGATGAACATATTTAGGAATATTCCACCCCAAAAAATATCTAATATAAAAGTCTAATTCCTCATCATTTTTTATACCTTCTCGTTTAAAATAACTTAATAATGCTTTTTTTTCTTTAAAAGATAATTCATTATTCCTCGTTTCCATTAACCTTATCCATTAATTATTTTTTGTTCTCTTCTTCCCTTGCCAACTTTAAAACATCGAAATATTTATATTTCCCCTTTTGGTCAGGAGAATATTTTTTTGCTATCTCAGGATGCTCATCAAGATATAAAGCAACCGCACAGTGAGTCCTCACCCTATCCTCTAAAATGCAAGCAGATGCAACAAGCGTGGAAATTTCTAAACCATATTTACTCCACCATTCTGTCTTTAATGGCCAGTGAAAATGCTTCCATCTCAAAATGTCAGTCTCACTAAAAGAGTTATAAATAACATTAGTCATTTTTTCTAAACGCTCTTTAAAAGTTGTCATAACAAACACCTTTCTCCTTCACATCAACTTTTTCCATTAACCTTATCCATTAATCGTTTTGCATCATCATGATCCATCATATAAGTCCAATCCGGATTTACATCATTCTTAATGGCATCTTTGTCAACTTTACTTGCTCTAATTTCCCACGCATCAATATTCTCAAACAATTTACTATTAACTTTATATATTAAATCAATAGCTTTTAAAGCTAATTCGTCATCTTTAGTATTCAAAAGTTGTTGATGCCGCTTCATAGCTTTTAAAATTAAAAAGGAAAATCTTTTAATAACTCTTTCCCTTGACTCATCTAAAATACTTTTTTCCATTTCTAAATACTCTTTATCACTATTAACCATCTCGTGAATAGCTTGATAACTATATCCCAATTTGTTTGCTATTTTTTGTTGCGTTTCCCCTTGACAACGTAGCCATACCACTTGTTGTTTTTGAGCTTTTGTAAGAATTTTCTTCCTTCTTTTATACTTATCAACTTTACTTTTCCTTTCCCTTAACATCCTAAATAAAACCTCCCAAAATTATATCCTTATTTATAGTTTACCACATTTTTTCAGGAAGTCAAGAGGAGGAAACTACAGGTTTTTGTACATTCCCTACCAATATCTCCCTATAGATAAAAATATCTTCTGTTTATAAACTTAAAAACATTCTTTACTACCACAAAAATTACAATATGAACAACCATCTGAATCAATATACATCATATTACCACACTTACAAAAAACACCAGACAAAGCATCTTGTTCTATAGGTTCTTCTTTTTCCAATTGTGATATATCCTCCAAAATAACATCTGCAATGGCATCAGGACCAGAAGAATATATTTTACCATTACTAAAAGAAGTAGCTTTACCTCCTATACTATCTAATTGATCAACAACATCCCTAACATCAGTCCCATTTTTTAATGCCAATGTAATTAATCTACCAACAGCCTCAGACCACGCCGTAACATCTGATCCTCCCTTACCAAAATTCAAAAACGTTTCTCTCAACCTACCACGTCCCTTTAAAATATCACAAATTATTCTCCTATCCTTCTCACATAATGAATAATTTTTAGTAACATAAGCATTACCATGCGGACTTTTTACTTTAACTGTCTGACCATACATTATATCAAATCTAGTCTTAAAATCATCTGGTAATACGGACTCCCATGCTTGAATTCTACGACTATCCTGTCTATAAACAGTAATCCCTTTCACTCCTTGATCATGAGAATCCATAAAAGCCCTGGATACATCTTCAACAGTAGCATCCTTAGACAAATTAATTGTTTTTGAGATACCAGAATCAATATATTTTTGAAATACTCCAACCATTTTTACGTGATCTTCGGGCTTAATTTCTGAAGATTTCACAAAATAAGACGGAAGCTCATATTTACCAGTTTTTTCTCTATAATTCTTTACAAGTGGGTGCAAAACTTTTAATTTATTGTCTATTATATTCTTAGAAAATTCCCATTCAAAATTAGGTTCAATACCACTTGAACATCCAGCAATTATACTACAACTCCCAGTGGGAGCCATACAAGATACAACGGCATTATCCGATCTTCTATAATTATTACAACGCCGTTTAAAAAACTCCATAAATTTTTCAGCAAAATCTATAGACTCTCGAGAACCATATTTTAATCCTAATTTTATTAACAAATCTCCCCACCCCATCAACCCCAGTCCAATCTTTCTTGTTTCTTTTGTCATCTTTTCGATCTCTGGAGTAGGAAAAGATGAAACGTCAATTACATTATTTAAAAATTGAATACCAAATTTTATTAATTTGTCAAATAAATCCCAATTTATTGAAGTCATACCTTCAGCCCATACGGGAATATCAACCAATTTACTTACGTCTATACTACCAAGATTACAATTATGAACAATAAAACCGTTAGCAATAAAATGTTTAGACTTGGGAATTATAAGGTCATATACCTCACGAAGCCCAATCTTATTCACACTTTTTATCCTAACTAAATCTTGGATTTTATCATATCTATATTTTGGATTCCAATTAAATTTATTTAATTTATAAGAATTTAAAAACCCAATTAAACGCATAAACCTAAAAGCATTTCCCTGAGTAACTGCCAACTTATATTGATTCCTTCTATTCAAACTTTCGTCAAATTTGCTTTCATAAATAGTAGAATGAATCCCGAATCTAATAAGCAAAATTTGAATATCAATCAAAAATTTCTTACTAGTACTAAATAAAAAAACTTGATTATTTTGTTTACCCGAAATAGTACCATCTGCCGTAAATAACCCCTTTAAAAAGGAAATTTGAAAAACGGGATTTTCCATCCATATACATGTTGGTAATCTTCTTTCATATGCCTTTCCTAATTTAACTCCCAATTTCAATAATTTATCTCGTGCATCTTTTTTACCAGTTTGTAACTGATAATTATTAGGAGTATTATACATAGGGACTATATCATAACATTCAAAATAATCCAAAAAAACTGGTAATAATCTATCTTTTACTTCAAAATCACCATCTTTTTCATTAAATGATATGCCAACTATTTTCTCAGTAAACCAACCGTCCCCATGTATCCAACCCAACATTTCGGCAACCAGATTATTTTCTTTTTCCGGAATAACATAAGAATTTAATGGAATACGAAGCAATTGTTCCTTATTAAATTCTGTAACAGGAAGCCAATTTCCATCTTTATCTAAAAATAAATGATCTGAAGTTGTTTTTATTTTATATCCCTCAAAAGTCTCTATTTCATAAACCACTTTTTTACCACGTTTTAGACTTTTATAAACTGTTTCATAAAAGGGCATTCCCTCCAATTCAACAGCAACCATATCCCCCTTCTTAACATTCTTTATGGCTTTCCAGCCGTCTTCACATAAAATTAAACTATCCTCATCCAAACATGATTCGTTAGGATAAAGAGGAAGCTCAGAACAAGGATTAGTTGCAGTTATTAGACCATATTCTTTTAAAAGAGGATTATTTTTATTAATATTATCTAAATAAATTAAGCCAGGTTCGCCATTTAACCAAGCATTTTCACAAATTTTATCCCATATTTTCTTCACAGGAACTTCTGCAAATCCTCCTCCACCCCATCCATCAAAAAAATCATAACTATCATGAGAAAAAAGTAAATTATTAGTTTTTAAAGCCTGAAAAAACCATTCATCAACAGCGACAGATATATTTAAATTAGATAAACTATTTTCATTCCTCTTACAATCAATAAATTCCAAAATATCAGGATGCCTATAATTTAAAATAGCTATCATCGCTGCACGTCTTAATCCACCTTGTTTTATTTGTTCAGAAAATACATCAAACATATTCATAAAACTCACAGGGCCAGATGAAAACCCCATTGTGCTTTTAATTCTTGATCCTTTCGGTCTTAATGGGCTAAAATCTATTCCTACTCCACCACCAACTTTAAATATTTTAGCCGTATCGCACAGAGTTTTTAAAATACTTTCTAAAGAATCTTCTATACCTAAAACAAAACAAGCAGATAAATTATTTAGAGGTAATCCTGCATTCATGAGACAGGGAGAATTATGAGTTACAAAACCATTTGCTATATAATTATGAGTTTTATCCACAGTTAGGTCAAATACAGGAGATATGAACTTCTTCCCAATATATATTTTCTCGTATAAATTATCTTGTAAATCACATAATTTATAAGTATAAGAATCCCTAAAATCAGAAATTTTATTAGCTAATTCCAAACATTTTTCCGTAGAAATAGCAATTAAATCTTTATTCTCTTTACGACCACAAAATGGAGAAAACAATCTATAAGTAGCCATTCCCCTATTCTTACTTTGTCTATACCATTCTAAAATTTTATACTTTTGATTAGGAATTCTCTGATTACTCTTCCCAACTTTTGAAAGCGAGGATAAAAAAGCTTTTTTACGTTCACTAATAAATCCTATTATCTTCTCAAATCGCTCTAAAAAAGAAGAATAAATTCTCAATCTATAACCATTAACTTTACCACATTTTCTTTTTTCGCTAACTTTAGAATAAATACCCACCCCCAACAATAATAATTGAACCTGCCTAATAAATTCTTCTGAAGAACTATAAAACTCTATATTTCCCTCAACTGATTTATCTTTATTTATACGTTCTTTATTCACGCAACCATCCGCCTCAAATAAACCCCTCAAAAATCCACAAATTGAATCAAAATCACCTTCCAAAATCGCTGGTGGAATTTTCAAATTATCTGATGGCTTAATTAAATTATTAATCTCCATAAATTCCCTAAAAGCCACTCGTGCAAACGAGATAACACCACAATTTTTATCTTTGATTTTAGTAAATTTAGGAGTAATCCCAAAAATTCTAAAAATCAAATTATTTAAATACTCGCCCAAATCAACATCATCATAAAAATATGCTAACTTCAAATTTGAATTTTTATCTATATGCCCATCACCAAAATAATAACCCAATAATTCTGCAAAATAAACATCTATATAATCTGGCAATTCAATATATTTTCTATTTGATCCATATCCATCCAGCGGAAATAATTCTTTATTTCCTTTATTCAAAACATACTTTTCACTTCTATTACATAAAAATCCCATTTTTAAAGAAAGATAATCGTATTCTAAATCAATATCTTTTAACATTTTCCAAAGCAAATCTCCATTTTTATCAACCACCAAAAAACTATGTTCCGGAGTAGCATAAATCTGATAACCCGAAGTGGAAACAATTTCCCAAACTTCTTTTTTTCCATTTTTCCAAAATTTCCTCAACTCTCCATATCCCACATGAGAATAAAGAGATAAATTACCAAGTTCCTCCAAATCAACAACCCTTTTCAATCCTTTTCCAGTAGCTATCAATGAATCGGGACCAACACAATTTGGAGTAAAATATAAATTCTTCAATATCCACTGAAATTCTTTTTCTAAACCACCATCTCCATTAGATATATGTTTCGCTATTCGGTCAAACATTTGCTCAGGAGTTTCTATAATATTACCTTCAACATCCTTTTGAAGATAACGCTTTTTTAAAACGAGTAAGGCATTTTCACTTAAATTTTGCAATATATCACTCTCCATTAATTATTTTACAAATCACTAAAATCATCTTGTTTTACTCCTATTATACTTTTAACTATCCCCCTTTTTACTTTTTTCTTTGCCCTTTTCCTTAAATATTGATCTATTTCGCTAAAAAATTCCTGAATAACTTGTGTTCTATTTTCCTTACTATTACTGCTTATTTCAACTTCAAAACCTAATTCATCCCCAATAGAACTATAATCTTGAGATAATTTATAACTAGAATTCACGAAAACTTTTACCACCTTAGCCATTATCTTTTCCTCCGCAATAATACTTTATTGTCCAATATTTCATAAAAATCAGTTGCAATCAACAAATCACGATTAAAACTATCATGAAATGCAAAGACTCCCACCTGTTTTCCTTTTTTCTTCAAATATTTACAAAATGGTAAAAAATCGCCATCTCCACTAGCAATAACAATCACATCATAATCAACAGCAAAATTATTCAAATCATTAAACGTAGCTTGATCCGTATCTGTGTCAGACAACTTCCCATCTTTCTTCTTTATTTGTACAACATTTGTTTCATATCCAATATATTTAAGCATCCCTTTAAAAGACTCTAAATTTTCCCCTAAATGATTAAAATAAGCAATAGAATAAATCTCAGAATATCCCCGACACTTTTTCATAACCAATCTTCTCAGTTTCATAAAATCAATTCTCGACTTAAACCCATACAAGTCTCTCGCAGAATAAAAAAGATTTGGAACATCAACAAGAAACAATACTTTCATCGTTCTTCTCCAACTTCCCTTAAATATCTTTTCCTATATTCCACCAAAGTATCTTTTTTTACACAAGCAAAAAAATCTTTTAATAATATAAATGTCAAACTTTGATCTTTAAACCAACATCCCAAATCCGCATATATAGTAAGAAGTAAACCATATCTTTGAGGAAGTAAAATTCTAGCCAATTCATCTGTATCACTAACATCAAAAAATATCTCAAGTGGAAATAAAAGAATATCGGGAAAATAATTCTTTGTAAAAATAAACATAGGAAAAAAATTAACTGTATTCGCATTGTTTAAACATTGTTTTAATCCCTCTATAATAAATGGAGATTTTGGATACCGCAATAATTCATCTATTGACCAATCTTCCCAATGTTTAGTTTCAACTGAAAGACAATAATCAGGAACACTTTTCGCAGGAACTATATCCCCTGGAAAAATACCTTGATGAGTATGTATACGACTACCTGAACCAGGAGCATGAACAAGAGCATTCTCATCACCACACCACCACTTTCCTATTTTCTTAGCAATTTTTTTTTCATATCTCGTTCCCTTAGCTTTACAAGCCCCACCTTTCATTATCTATTCCTCCGCATTTTTCATAATTATGAATATTTGAAACAAGCATATTCTCTACTCCATATTCATTTTCTTACCTTCGCCTTCTTCTTTTTAATTACTTCCTTTATATCCTTCTTACCCATGCCTTCAGATAATGCAATCACATGAGGCCACTGATTCGGAGTTAATCCAAATTTCTTTATTTCCTCTTCAAATGCCTCCACTTCTATATCATGAGGATTAATAAAAATTTTAACTCTGCCACAATCGTCCAAAACTAAATCCCAAGCAGAATTAACCTCCACTCCGCAATGAAACAATTCATGCCACAATAATCTTCGTTTTTGTTCTTCACTTGACTCGAGCCAAAACGGTTTAAAAATTTCTATTAAAAAATCAAAATGGAATAAATCACGGTATTTAGCAGGAATTTTAATACATTCTCCCAAAACCATCTCACCAGATTTTTTAAATTTAGGTTTATGTCTAAACGCAAAATATATTTTTACATTTTTTAAAAGCTTAAAAGCAGAATCTTTAACAATAATATCTTGTGCTAAATTTATGACATCACTTGTAGCAGGTTGAAATTTATTAGGTATTTTCTGATCCATTCTATAATTCCTCCTGAAAATCTTTAAAATCTCTAGTTCTCATTTTTGCTCTCACCTTTTCATAATATTCGTCCGTATATACTATTATTTCTTCAATATCAATCTCATATCCTTCACAAAAACACAACTATAACCAGCAATATTACCATGCTCATCAACAAATTCATCCATTTTGTTACCATACTTACAATACATCTATTCCTCCAATTAAATGTCTTTTCTCAACTATTTCTTCTCCCTGCTTCTTTTCACCCCCTATTAAATCAGCAAGACTTTTCATACCGATGGCATTTAATCCCATTAATTCTAAAATTTCACTACTAGTATCAGGCCGTTCCTCCAAAATAGCCATAACACTATAATTCAATGCTGCTGAATTTTTCAGAAGCACTCTAATCGCCATTGTTTTTAATTGATCATCCTTTCTATAATCATATATTTCAGAAACAAAAAACGAAGTTACAAATACATTTACAACTACCATTATGAATATAATTATTTTAAATCTCATTCAGTCTTTCCCCCATTTATCTAAAACGTCTCTCAATACTCTTTAACTGCCCTTTTTCAAACACAACCTCATATTCTATCCAGCCATAATTAGGATAATTCGTATAAAAAGTTATCTTTCTCGTTGTCCTAATAAAACTTTGTTCATTATCCTCCTCTTCTCTAAAAAGCAAGCCATCTTTAGTAATGGTATATTTCTTCATCAAACAATCTAAATTTTTTGTCTGAAACGCATGCGTTTGTGCTACTTCAAATGGCAAATCGGGTAAGGAATATTCACTAACAATCGTATCATACAATCCCATTTTATCTACTCCCCTAAATAAAATCTTTAACTTTCATTACAGATTGAATTTTTGGATATTCTATAAAATCCATTTATTTCTCCAATCTTGAAAATCCAAAAGGGGTATTAGGTTCTTTTACCACTTTATAAATTTTAGGAAAAAAAGAAGCTAATGCTTCATTATGAGACATAACAAAAATAGATTCTATATTCATATTCAAAAATAAATTAACTGCTTTCTCCGTTGTCTTTTCATCTAACCCCTCAAACGGCTCATCCAAAATTAGAATATTAGGTTTAACTCCTATCCTATTTGCAGCTATATCAAGTAAAGCACAACCTACAGCTAAATCCTGGCATCGCCTTTCTCCACCAGATAATTTCTGGTACGTTCGCCTCTCAAAATCAGATACACACGTAAATCTACCATTTTCAGAAATTTCAAATTTTATATTTGGTTCACCCAGATCATTCAAATAACAATTAACAGTCGAATTAAAAGAAGGCAAATACTTCTCAATAAACAAAGTTCTTAATCCATATCTCCCAAATGTACTTACAGCAAAATCACCTATTTCCTTATTTTCCTGTACTTTAATCAATTGTTTCCTTTTACTCATTAATTCCTTGTTTATCTCTTTAATTTTATCATTAAAGAACTCAATCTGCTTTCTAGGTTGTTCTTTCCTAATTTTATCTGCTTTATCAAGAAGAGCTATCTCAAAAATAATACCATCCAACGTTGATGAAAGATAATCATATGCGATTAAAGCTTTATCCCTTTCAGCAATTACCTGCAATCTATATTTATCCACATTATCTTTCTTTATCTTCTTAACATCACCTTTTTCTATCAACGCATCAATCTTAATTTTTTCCTTCTTCAAAAATGCTTTTTTCCATAGTTTGTCTATTTCCCTCTCACAGAAAGGGCAAATACTTTTTTCACCAACCTCAACCATTCTAAGTTTTCGTGCTTTTATTACCTTCTCGTTCTCTTCGATTTCTTCCAACAGAGAATAAAATTGTGAATCCAATCTAGATATATTATCTTCATGCCCTTTTAAAACCTTTTTTAAGTCTTCAACTTCTTTCTGTCTCTTATCCCTCTCTATCCCCAATGCTTCCCTATTCTTTTTAACTTCCCTCAAACTTTCTTTAATTTCCTTTCGTATTAATCCTATTTGCTCTTTCAAATTTTCCTTTTCCTGTTCTAATCCTTGTATTTCAAATTCTACATCCAATTTTCTCTGGGTACTTTCGGCTAAATATACTTTAGCTTTATCAAGAGCAGAATCAAATATATCTAAACCAATAACAGATTCAAATATATTTTTTTGTTCTGCATCAGCATAGCCAGAAAAATATTTTTCCACTCCCTGACCAAATACTATCGAATTACGAAATGTTTCAAAATTAAACGGCAACAATTTTCCAAGAAATTTCTCAGCTTCCGTATTAGTGTTAAAATGCATATATTCATCATCAAATATTACCTCTAAACCGTGATGATCTTTCATACCTCGTCCAACAGAAATATTACAATTTTTCTTATCCAACTCAAAAGATAAATCAACCTTACAATTTTTCTTTTCTACCCAATTTATAACATGATCTGCTTTTATACCCTTCAAAGTTTTTCGATATAAAGCAAAAGAAATAGCATCAAATATAGATGATTTTCCACTTCCCTTTTTGCCCATAATAAAAACCAAACCTTGGTTTTTAAGTTCAAAATCTAATTTTCTCCAACTCCTGAAATTCCGCAACCGGACTTCCCTTAAATACATTTTATTCTCCCTAAATAAACTTTTTCATTATTTCATAATACTCTTTCACCTTTTTTTCTTCAACATTGTGTCTTACATAATCTAACAAAATTTTACTAACGTCCATATTCCCATTCTTTAATTTTGAATTATTATCAGGTAAATAAACAATCTTCACTTCGGGCTTCACAAATCTCGCTCCTAAAGACAAAAATTCATCTCTTACCAATTTCCAATTATCCCCCACTTTATACTGTAATTTTATAAAATTATTATTAATAAGTGAATATGCTTCAAAATTAGTCAACTTTTGATCGAAATCTATTGTTACAAATTTAGGAGCCTTCACTGGAATTTTTTTAATTTTCCATAACTTTGTATCAAAAAGAATAAAATATTTATCTATTCCTTCATCGCCCCAATTAAGTTGCAATGGAGAACCTATAAAATAACATTTATTTTTAATCTTCCTGAAATTATGAAAATGACCAAAAAAATTCCAACAATTCTTAGGGATTCTTCCAGCAGGCATTGATATATCAAAATAATGAAACCCTTCTACACCACAATGCCAAAAAACAACATCTACATCAAGTCTTTCTATCTTTTCAGCTATTTCTACTAACTTTTCACTACCATTCTTAATATAAGGAACAAATACCACTCTTAATTCTTCACCATTTTCACTACGAAGAAGCCAGGTTAAATTATTAATATCATCATCCTCCTCAATGGATTTTAATTGATCTGAATAACTTAATCCTTTAAATTCTTTCCATAAATCAAATATAGAAGTATTCCCATAAAGACTTATATCATGATTTCCCACATTTACTAATAATCTATCCCATATATCATGATTTGAAAGTAATTTACCCATAGTCATATCAACTAATTCAGTCCTTATAATACTCCTTTTATGAAATAAGTCGCCCCCAAAAATTATAAAATCAGCTTTATATTTTTCCTTACATTCAAATAACTGATCCAACACATTCATTGAATCAAGAAATCTAGTATTATCATTTTTTTCTCCATAACTACAATCCAACCAATCATTAACGTGTAAATCAGAAAATATCAAAAGCTTCATTTTTCTTCCTCTAGTTCCATAACATTATTCTCTAACCTATATCCTCTAGCATTTAACTCATCCTCCCAATTTTTTAATTCATTTTTCCAACCATTTAATTCATTTTTCCAACCTTCTAATTTATTTTCCTTATTCTCTAACTTATATTCTTTATCATTTAATTTTTTTTCTCTATTATTTAGTCTGTTTTCCCAATCAATCAAGACATCTTTTCTATCATTTAGTAATTTTTCTCTATTCTTTATATCATCTTCCTTATTTTTAACTTCATCTTTCTCATTTTTCACTACCTCTATATCATCACAAAAGCGCATCACTTTTTCCAAGGATAAATCTGTTTTCCTTATTGCATCACACAATACATTATACAACACGTTCCCGTGATACAATACACTCCCCTGGTATTCACCATCTCCTATCTTAATATACCACGTATCCCCAATTATATAACAATAAATCTTAAAACCATATTCCACCTCAGTTTTTTCATCAATTTGTTTATTAATCTCTTCTCTACTTTTACGTGCATCAGATTTTGTTTTTCTCATTAATCTTCTCCTCAATTTTCCCATAAGATTTAATAAATCCTCTTTTTATTGCCTCAGTCAATAACAAATCCCTAAACTTATCACAACCGCCCTTTTTTTCTACAAAATCTTTCCACTTTACTTTTCCTATTTTATCATTTTTATAAATAAAACTCCTTCCTTCTTCCCTTATGTATCCTATTTTTAATGCACCATCATACAAATCTTCAAATTTATCTATACCACTTTTAAACAACAAACCAAATTGACTTTTTTCTTCAGGAGCCGCCATATCATTCTTTTCAATCCTAGTCCTTATAATTCTTCCCAACACTTTTCCATTTTCCTCTATTTTAGAACTTTTTGCTAATGATATTCTTACTGAAGTATGATATTTAGGAGATTCTCCCCCAGAAGATTCCAAATCAGCATCAAACCGTGCTTGCCATCCTGTTTTTTTGAAATCATGCTTAACTTGATTTAATAAAACTACCAATATTTTTTGTTCGGCTACTTGTCTCACAAACTTCTTAAATGCCCTTGACAAAGCTCTCGCTTGGTTTCCAGGTAAATTATCTTCATAGCCACCAGCTAAATCAGCTATGGTAGCCGCACCACCAATAGAATCTATTACTATTGTCATTGGTGTTTTATAATCATGAACTGCCCTAATTGTTTGAATTAAATCAGCACACACCTTAAATGCAGTTTCTAAAGTATCAGGCTGTAACAAAAACAATTCTTTGCCAAAATTAAACAATCCCATCATCCTATCACGATCTATCTTATGTTCTATCTCGCAAAGAACCGGAATACCTTCTTTCCTTTTTGTCTCATGTAAAATATGATAACCTAAAGTTGATTTAGCAGCTTGATTTTTACCCATAATCTCAACAATTCTACCTACGGGCAAACCAGGACGCCCTATAGTCAAATCTAAACACAATGATTGCGTTGAAATACCGTATGGAACATAAGACAAAAATGTTCTGTCATCGTCCATCCTAGTTACTGTAAATTCTCCATATTTTTTCTTTAATTCTTTAACGATAGATTCCTTATCCAATAAAAGATCAACTTGATCAGAATGGAATATCGTCTTCATCTTCCCATCTTTTTTCCCATTCTTCTTCATCTTCTTCATCATCATCCTCCAATTTCATTTCCTCCTCATCTTCCCATTCCTTTTCATCTTCTTCTTCATCATCAACCAAACTCATATCGTAAATCCCTAATATTTTCTTTTGTTCTTTCTCATCTACCATAGTTACAATTTTATCCAAATCATGTAATTCAGTAAGAAATGAAAGAGGAATAGCTGAAGGATTTTTTTCTAACCGCACATCCTTATATTTGGCCCCTATAGTACCAGGATTTACACATCTAAATTTCAAATTGTATCCCTCTTTTGGGTCTGTAAAATCCCCATAATCATTGTCGTTGTAGAATGAAAATAATGATGATATAATAGTTTCAGGACATTTAAAAATACGTGGCCCTAATTGAATTGTTTCCTTTGAAGTCATATCCAAAACATTTACCCAATAACAAACCCGCAACTTTAAACGGTCAACCAGCCTCGTAGCACGTGGCGTCCCCTTAAGACATAATCTCTCGACAAAAGCACCTATTAAATCTCTTCCAACAGGTTTAACAAATCCTCTTTTTTCTATAAAATAACATTCTTCTTCCTTTATAAAACTACCATTCTTCTTCCACGAAGGTAATATGCGAATTAAATTTAATTCTTTTGGTTTATACCTTATAGATAATCTTTTTTCCAAAGAAATCCGTTGTTTTTGTATAACATCTTTATTTGGACGATACCACACATTTGATTTTGCGTTTGATTTTGTGTTTGGCTTTACACTTGACTTTCGCCTTTTTATTTTTACTGACATTTTTTTCCTCCAATTTTCTTTTAACGCAATATTTTATACAATCCCTCAACTTTTCGGAATCATATCCACCCAATTTACATAAAACCTCAAAATCAGTTAATTTCTTTCTACCTTTAACAAATATCCAATTTTGAGCACTAATATATTCATTACTAGCTAAATTTAATTCCGACAAATTAACAAAATCCTGAATAGCTCTCAATATAACCTTGTCTAACAAATATACAGCCTTATATTTGTCAACTTGTTCATTTTCCATCTTAATCTCGCACCTTCACCTTTTTTGCATTTCTTTCCGCTATAGACCAATTTTCTCCCTCCCCAATCTCAAATAAAAATTTATGATTGCCCAATTCAGGAATAGATTTCCCCATTTTCTCAATCATAATATCCCTAACTTCTTCAACCAATTCAACAGGAGTTTCCACCATTAACGAATCATAAACGATATTAACAGGATATGGAATTTCCATAAGGGACCTAGAAGTTAATTTTCCATTTGCAAACCTCCTTTCAAATTCATGAACTATATTATAATTAGCATCTTTTGTAACCTCAACAGCACAATGTTGAGGCAAAATATTTAATACCTGATTTCTCTGATGGAAATCTTTAATATTAAAATCAGGAAATCTCCTTTTATACCCAAAAGGAGTTACTACATACCCATTCTTTTTAACCTTCTTTAAAAGATTAGTCTGAAAATCGGGTATCTTAGGATAATGGGAATAAATTCTATCCTTAATTTCTGAAACCTTTTCAACATCTATCCCCAAACTACGAGCCATACCTGCATCCGTGCTACCATAAATAAGTCCAAAATTAACTATTTTAGCATCCCTCCTTATTTTCTTTAACTTATTATAAATATATATCTTTTTCTTATCGTTCTCATCCAACTTTTTAAATTTGTCAGTAGCACTTATTCTTTTTAATTTCAAATATTCTTCATCATAAATAGCTATTGCCGTTTCATGATGAGCATCCCCTTCCCCCCCATACAAATTCTGAATTATTTTCTCTTCACCGCAAAGGACACCCAAAATAAAAATCTCTATCTGACTATAATCAGCAACTATAAAAGTATATCCTTCTTTTGCCACAAATAAAGACCGAATTGAAATAGACTCTTTCTCATCCCCTAAATCAATTTCCCCATCAGCAGGAATGTTCATAATATTAGGATCACTTGAAGAAGGTCTCAATGTAATAGTACCAATATCGTTAATATTGGTATGAATCCTACCATCAGGAGTCTTTGAAAATTCAATTAATGCTTTTATATCCTTCGTCAACAATTTGTTTATACGTTTATATTTTGAAATGTAAGAAACAACGGGGTGCTCATCCATTAATGCATTCAAAACCTCTTTATCCGTTGAAGGAGCACCTTTTTTCGTATATTTAACCTCAGTCAAATCAAGATCATCAAATAACAATTTCCTTACTTGTAGATGTGAATTTGGATTAAATTCGTCATCACCAGTTTCTAACTTTATTTTATTTAAAAAACCATCTTCCGCCCTTTTCAATTTCCTTTGCACATTTTTAACCTGGGATAAATTTATTCCTATTCCTCTCAATTCCATCTTCAAAGATACAAGTAAATTTCTCTGCATCCTTTTCTGAAAATAGGGCCAAACTTTTTCAGTTCTCATTTTAGAAACTATTTTTGGAAATATCCTCGCTAATGCATCAACATCACTTGCACCATAATTTATTAAAATATCCTTCGGTGCTTCAACCATTTTCTTTTTATACGCCTCGACAGGAAGCCAATAAAAACCCATCTCAGGAGCAAATAAAGAAACCAATGTATCTAAATCACGACTTCCACTTGTATTTTCATCAGTTAAATAATACATGGACAAAGTATCAAAAAACTCTCTTAAAGAAAATACATCAAAACCATTCTGGTATAAAAATCTTAAATCAAACTTAATATTTTGGCCTACAAGTTTATTTTTACTAATCAATTTATTAATCAATCTTATTAAAGTCGGATTAATTCCCAACCTATAAACAGGATAAATATATCCCACTCCCGATTTTTTAGTAAATTGAATAGACAATATTCCATTATCCCAATAAGTTAATCCGGTAGTTTCTAAATCAAAAAACAAAAATTCATTCCTTTGAGTCAATTCAGTAACTATTCTATTTAATTCTTTATTACTTTTTATCAAAATAGGTTTAGTAACAACAGAGGGTATTATTTTTTCTCCCAAATAAACCTTATAAGCAAATTTTAAATCCTCATACATCAGATCAACTTGATAAGGTTGACGTGCGGCAGGATGATATGTAGCAATAAGTTTAGCACCCATATATTCATATATCTGCCCTCTTGAATTCTTAATTTCTGCTTTACGTGTAAAAACTTTTAAAGCGCAAGCTCCTAATGCAATAATTAATTTAGGTTTTATTTTATTTATAACAAAATCTAAATATGGTTTACACTGTTTACACACTTCATCATCCGGTTTTTCATTTCTCACATTGTAACACTTCACCACATTATCAAAAAATAATTCAGAAATATTAAAACCAGCTTTTTTTAATCCAGCCCTTATTCTTCCACCAGCTTGTCCATCAGGATGAAACGGTATATTATGTTCAGCCTCATTTGCACCAGGATTTTGACCCACCACCATCACCTCAGCATGAATATTCCCTTTTCCCCAAACAGCCTTATTGAATTCATATTGACAATCATGACAATATTTTCTTAACTTTTTCATTTATTTTTTCCTAATCTAGAATGAGTCAATTCATGAGGAGATAAAGCCGAAAGATAGACGTGCCCATTAGTCATAATTATAACAGACATAGTAGGTTGATCTCTAGAACATGAATAAAGTATATTTTCTTTTCTTGCTTGTTTTATAACTCTCTTAATTGGATTACTATTAGGTTCTAAAATAGATTCTATACTACTTATTTTCAAATGACAATCATATCCTATATTGACCATCATAATCCCCTCCTAATCAAATCCCAAAAATCTCAAAATCTTCCTTCCTTATCACATCCTTATATGGGAGAAAATCCATCCCAAAACTCAGTTGATTTTATTTTTCTTCTTAAATCGTCATATTCCCAATCATCAGGTTGCGGACGTTCTTTTGATAACTTTATTACTTTTACCTTAAACTGCTTAAACAATTTCCTCGCCGCTTTATAAGTTTCCTTTTCAGCACCATAATCCCATAACAAAACTATTTCATCAAATCCTTTATTCACCAATTTCTTTATTTGAATATCAGATAATGAACATCCAAAACTTGCCATAAATCCAAATTGAATAGCAGGAAATACTCCCTCCACTATCACACCCAGATCATTTCTTTGATTATCTATATTATAGATATAATGACTCACTTGAGAATTTTTTGAAAATAAATATTTTGTTTTCCGTTTCCCACTCAAATCTCTGGCTACAAAAAAAACCATATTTCCTTTATCATAAATGGGAACTATCACCATATCTATATAATTACCACCATAACAATATAAAATATTCCTACTTTCTATTTCTTCTCTTGAAATGTTCCTATTCTCTAAATATTTTAAAGCTCTCCTACTTTTTAAAGCAGATACAACAAAATCCAACTTTAAATCATCTATACCTTCTTGTTTTGCTATATTTTTAAATATAGAAACTTGATCTATCTGTTTTATTAATCCTAAACTTCTCATCAATTCCATAAAAGAAATTTTTTCCTTACACCTTTGACAATAACCTACTTTTTTATAAATATTAAAATATAAATGTTTGGGCTTATTACATTTAGGGCAAGTTAATATAATTTCTCCATGCGAATTAGGAAATGAAACATCTATTCCCCTTTTTTGTAACAATTCAACCAAATTCATTTCTTATCCTTCGGGATAATTTTCTATAAAATTGCCCTTTCACAAAATTAGTATAAATAGGAATCTGTATACCTGCCCTCTCATTTCTATTTTTACCAAGATATATCCTTATTTTACTTTCTTTTTCCTCGTCCTTCGTTTGATTCAAAGAAATCATTACGTCAGCTATCGCCGGTTTTAAACGACTTGCTCCACAATCACCCATAGTTAATATTTCCTTATCCTCTGTTCCACTTTTAGTCCATGCGGCAGTCCATACAGCAGAATTATATTTTTGACCAAATCCCTTTAATTCTTGATAAATATCACCTTGTTCCCTATGAATAGAATAAGCATCAGAAAATCCCCGTGAACTCATGGACATCATTAAATCAGCAGAATCTATTACAATTAAATCCGGACTAAAACCTTTAGACTTCAATGATCTAATAATTTCATCCATATTTTTAACAGAAAATCCGGTAGGATATGAACTTATTATCAAATTACCATTATATACTTTTGAAAACCTATCTATTTTTTTTGAAAATAATCCCTGTTCACTAATTAATTCATTAATTTTCACGCCAGTAAACGCAGAATCCATTCTCATCGCAATAACGTCATAAGGCATTTCCAAGGTTATAAACCAAACTTTTAAATTTTGTAATATTCCTGCTTTTGCAACATGAACGAGAAAAAAGGTCTTTCCTACATTTGGATGAGCCAATACAAAACCCAATTCTCCTCTTGCTAAACCATTCAACAACAAACATTGATCCAATTCTGTAATCAACGTACGAATAGCTCTTATTGGATTTTTTAATCTACGAACCATACGTTGTTTTATATCTTCAAAGTAATCATAATCTTCAGATCTAATCATAGCTATCCTAAAAGAATTATAGAAATGATTCTCTAATTCATCTATATCTTCATTAGTTAAATCTTCTATTCGACCGCTGAGTAATTGACCCGCATTATAAATAGAATTACGAATTGCTTGAATTCTAATCCATAACAAAATTCTATCATTAATATACTTTTCTTCAAATTCAGAGACAGGATTAGAAATTCTTCTAAAAATTTTAAGCCACATCTCTTTATCTTCAATAGTATCTACTCGATCAAGAAATTTAGATTTTAGTATCTTCCAATCGGGATAAATACCATATTGTTTACTAAGAGATGTCGCTTCTTCAAATATTATACCCAATTCTCCAACAGAAAAAAAATCTTTTGTTATATATATATTTATAGGTAAATTAACCTTATTCTTCAAAATTAAATTTATAAACTTATACTCATAATCAGATGTAAGTTCCAAATCACTTCGTCCTCCCTTAAAGAACAAATGATACTGTCTCCCTTTCTTCGATCCTAAATCCTTTTTCCGTGCTTTCCAAACATAATTTGTAACTTATTTCTCATAATTACCACCTTTTAATAATCAAAAATTTGAATTGCTTTTTCAACAGAAATTGACCAAATATCAGCTAAATATTCTATTTCCTCTCTTACTTCTTTTTCACTTATTGGTTTAACGACAATGTAATTAGGATTTCCGATATATTTGAAATAAATATCAAAACTATTTTTAGAGAGTAATTGTGAAGGATATAAATACTTCTTATAAATCTTATAATGGGCCTTTATATACTTTATTAAATCTATTTCTTTATTATTTTTACGCTCGTAATCTTCTACTCTTTTAATCAACTTCTCGAATATTTCTAATCCTTTTTCCCTTTTCCTACCATACTTCCATCTGTTATAATTCAATTCCCCATACTCTAAAAAAAATCTGTGAAGAAAAACAGCATCTCTTTTCATTATTTTTTATCTAACTGTTGCAATTCCATTAACAAACTCATTATTTCCATTGATTCATTATCATGATCAGATTTTTCTTCGAGTTTATTATGTAAATAATTCAATGCGGATGTCGGCAATGTTATAACTTGTTCATTTCTTAAAATTTTAGGAACCAAATAAATAGCTAACATCCAATTCTTATTTGGTAAAAATAAATTAATTAATAAAAATATACATAAAGCTATTATTGATTTCTTAATCAAATTTTTAGCATTTGCCATATCCTTCTCTAACTTCCCACCGCAATTACTAAAAGCGGCTATCCAATAAACAATTGACACAATAATTGCAAATATCGAAAATACAACAAAAAGACTATTCAATTGTTGTATCTGACCAAGAAAAAACCACAAATAAATCAACAATTCCATGATCAATCCTCCATCAAATTAATCTTAAATCCTTCATTTTCATAAATTCTCAGTCTCTCTTCAGAATGTTTTTCACAATAATACTGTTGATGATCATAAAAGTCTATTACCTCAAGCTCATTATTATTCTCTTTCCTTCTCATTCCCCTACCTGGCCTCTGTATCGCTTTTATCTCTGATTTTTCTCCACCAGCCAAAACCAAACAATTAATTTTAGGAATGTCAATACCCTGGTCAAATATCGTTGTAGTAATAACAACTTTATTTTTACCCTGTCTAAAATCTTTCCTCACTTTGTTACGAAAATCCATATCATCTTGACCATGAATATATTCTACATCAATCCCTTTCTCCCATAATTTATTTTGTAATATTCTACCATGTTCCACTCTTAAACATAAAATCAAAATATGTTTTCCTTTTTTTAACCTATCAATTACCTTTTCCACAAGCAAATTATTTCTTACTTCATTTTCCACAATAGCAATATTATAAATTTCATGATAATCACCCTTTCTAGGTAATCCAACAGGCTCATGAACAGGAAACATATTAACAATTACACTTGATAAAATACCCTTTTTCATTAATTCTTCGGATGTTATTTTATCTAACAAACCTCCTACCCATCCCCTTAAATACCAATCACATATATCTTTTCTCTTAAAAGGAGTACCAGAAAAACCAAATCTATAATAAGCGTTTGGCATAAAACGCATTATTTTATAATAAGTAGCATCATTAAAAAAATGACATTCATCTATAATTACACAATTCACTTTATCTAAAAATTCAATTATTTTTTTATCTTTGTTTTTTAATAAAGATGCGAGAGTTTCCACCATACCAATCGAAACTTTCTTCTCCGTCTCCCTTCGAGACCCCGCTATAACTCCAGGAATAAACCCAAAATGATTAAATTCATCTTCAAATTGACTTAATAAATCTCTTTTATTGAGAAATATAACAGTATTTACATTAAAAGATCGTGCAATTAAAAAAATAGCCCCTGTCTTACCAGAACCAACCGGATACTGAAAAACTCCCCTATTCCAATTCATATTCCTAAACTTCTTAGATTTAGCTATCTCCCACGCATTATATTGTATTCTTGCAATATTGTCATTAAATTTGTTACCAAAAATCCTTGATAATAAATCACACCAATCGTCAAAAGAAATCTCATTAAATTTATTATTTTGAAACTTCCTTCTATCCTCTAATTCAAACTCTATGTTTTTCTTTCCCAAATAAGGAAGAAATCCAGTTGGAAATTTATTCCAATCAAAAAATCTTTTATATCCATCCCATCCGCACTTGTATGCATTTGTATATGGAGCACTAGGAATAAAAAATGAGAGAGATTCATAAATTCGTTTTTTTTCTTTTAAAGTACCAATTACTTTAACATAATCGTTATTCACCAGCATTTTCATTTCAATTACCCAAATAATAGAGCGGGACAAAAACTTATCCCGCTCTTATTAATTTATTAAATTTAATCAGAATCAACTTCCCGCATTTTTATTCCAGCAGCTAACAAACCCTTTTGCGTATAGGCAGCATTGAATTTTTTTCCAGCCTTCCCCGAAAATTTCAACTCAACCTTTTTTGGAGAAGGTTTCCTTACAACTTTCCCCTCTATTATCTCATCCTTATAATTCACATAAACAGAAGTATGTTTATCAAGCATATCAATTTCAGCTGGAACTAAATCATCAGGCTCATCCTCTTCATCAGGCTCATCTTCTTCATCAAGCTCATCTTCTTCATCAAGCTCATCTTCCTCATCAGGCTCATCTTCTTCATCAAGCTCATCTTCTTCATCAGGCTCATCTTCATATTTAACTTCAATCCCAAATTCATTATAAGCTTCTTCGTCATAAGTTTCCACATCATCATCATCCCACTCAATAGTAACCACCCTTTTATTCCTCTTTCCTCCTCCCTCAACGGCCGTAACCACACCCATCTGTCCAGTATTTGGGTCTCTTACAATATCATCAACCTCCAATTCTGAAAAATCAGGGTGTTCAAAACTAATTCCCCCTTCATCAGTCTCATCTTCCCCATTATCCCCACCAAGATCAGCATTATAAACATCTTCTTCAATATCAAGATCAGGAGGCTCAACATTAGAAAGAACTTTAGCAAGACTTTTAAATGATTTTTCAGTTCTCTCCGATAATTTATCCACTAAATCAATTAATACAGTCAATGATTCCTGAATCGTCTCAAAAACACTTTTCTCAACATTCCTTTCTACATTTTTCATAATAGATTTTTTTTCAGCTACCTTAGGTCTGCCCCGTTTTGCCATTATTTTTCTCCTTCTGTAAATTAAATTGGTGAAAATATAAAAACATCCAATACTATTACTGTACCATATTTTTTCCCAATGTCAAGAACTATCTTACCTCCTCTCTCCAAACGTCAATATTATTAACTACTTATCAAACAACCCTACCTCTAACCGATAAAAATATCAAAAACGTTTCAAAGTTCATAAACATGCAAATTTAGCTCATATTTTAATCATTAACGAGCTATTCCACAATAATCGTTATTTCCACATCCTTGACTTCTTGAAAAAGTATGTTATACTATAACTGGATGGTAGGGGGAGATAATATATCTTCTTCGTTTTCTTTATTTAATTTTAAATTTTTCTTGTAATAACATATATTTTCTTTTTCCAAGTACAGCTAAATCATAAAATCCTAATTTATTAGCCAGATCAACAACACAATCATAGTCATACATATTACATAAACCACTTTTCCTTATATATTCGTATTGTTTTATAACATTATGCTTGTATTCCTCGTTTTCTTCAACCATATCAGTTACCATCTTTTTTTTCTTTACCCTTATCAAAATCGAAATCTTCAAATGGATTTTTTTCTCCTTTAATTACATCCTCATTATATTTTCCAAACAATTCAAGAAACTCATTTAAAAACTCGTCTACTTCCACATCTTGCGATTCATCTTTTAACTCCCCCATAATTTTTTCTATGTTGTGTACTCCATTTTTTAATTCTTTCATAATTTCTGAATAACGACGTTTTATATCTAAAATAAATAAACGCTTAATAAATTTTACTTCTTCTACCATTTTATCACTATTCGTAACTATTGAAAGATGTATTATACTATCTAAAAGAACTAATAGCAACATATCTCTATTAAAACAATAATTTATCATGAAAATACGAAAATAACGATTTTTATCTTCCCTATTTTCAAGTTCTTCTGTTCTTATAGTCAATTCTTTGTTTTTATTTATTAAAGCAGTTTCAACTTCATTAAATCTTTCATTTATTTGATCTATTACTTTTTGTAATTTATCCTCATCTATCATCTTTCCTCCATTTTTTTAATATTATCAAATTAATCTTACATTTTCGATAAGATAATCAAGAACTTCATAAAAAGTTTGGGTGTCATCATCATCAATTTGACAAATATCACAAATACCCTCAGCAATTTCTTTCATTACTTCATTTTCTTCATCTTGTTTTGTTATCATTATTTTCTCCTTTATCTTTTTCTGATTTGATTCTTTCTATTTCTAATTCAACTTTTTCTATTCTCAAATCAAGAAAATCATTATCATTTCTTAATCCAACAATACTTAACTCGTTTGCCATAATAGTACCTCTCCAACGATTATAAAACATTATAATTCTAAAAGTAGCATATACATCAGCTATTATAACCAAAATAAGTATTATAACTACCCATTCCATTATTTTCTCCTTTTTATCCACAATAAGGATTGTCTAAAAGATTAAATCCAGAAATATCAATTGATATTTCCTTCAAAACCTCCGCAACTTTTTCATCCCACCAATCGCACCATATCTGATCTTTATCTATAATAATCATCATTTGTTCTCTTTTTTTGGTCATTTTAACTCCTTAATTTAATGTTATCTACTAACTCGATATAATATTCCTCTTTTTTACGATGATCTAATTCATCCCCCATTTCTCTCAATATATCATCAATTCGATCATAACAACTACTACCTTCAAAACCAAAACCCTCAATAGAAAAATCCCCGTTTTTATCAATAATTATTTCCCAACGTGCCATTATTTCATTCCTCCTATCCTTTGCTTATATTCCATTAAAGCTTCATATCTTTTTTTATCCCTAATTAATTCTTTATAGCTCCATATCCAAAACCTACAAATATCATGATCATATGTATTACAAATTTCATCAAACTTATATCCATTGTACCAGCTTAACTCATTTTCTGCATTCATTTTATAACATAAATCAATTAACTCAATTCTTCGCCTAAATACCCATTCATTTCTATACATCATATAAAAAGCGAAAAGAGTGGAAATACATATTAAAAATATAAATATAAACATTTTGTCCCTCCTTATGCCATTACTTGTAATTTTATCCTACCATTTTCAATTACTTCTGCATCAGAAAGTGATAATCCTTTTCTAAGAAATTTTTCAGTTAATTCCTCTTTTGTGTAGTTTTGTAAAATTTCTCTCTGTAAATTTTCATTATAATAAGTATCATAAATCATCTCATAAGTTCCATCCGGCATTAATTTGAAACCAAATTCAAATTCATGATTAAAACGACTATTTCCTTTTACTTTAATATCTACTTCTTTTGTTTCAGCATAACCTTTAATGGTTAATCCTTCTCCTATTTCAAATTGTAATCCTAAATCTTCCATTACTTTTGAGAGAGTGCTCAAATTACTTATTCTTGTTTTTGTTAATGTATAATGACTCATTTTTTATCTCCTTATTTAAAAGTATATCTTATTTTTACAAAAACGCTAGTAACTATCCAACAAAATAATACTAAAAGAAAATTTATGTAAACATTATTATTAAAATAATCACTTATTATTCCATCTCCTACTATAATCCACATAATTGCTATTATCCAAGCTTTCCAGAAAGGCATTTTAATCTCCTATATACCTAAAGAATGAAGTATTCGTAAAACATCAAGTACTTGAGAATCTGGTTGACCTTCTTTATCACATCCACAATAAGCACACATTTTATTCTTTTTAGAATGAACAAAATTATAATCTTCACATTCACAATTCCAAAATAATCCAGTTGTAAAAAATGTAAAACCATGTGAATCTATATGTTCTTCTATTTTTAATTCCTTTTTTAATTTATTATATTCATCATCTTCCGATTTTAAACCATAACTACTAAATCTAGTAAACTTCTTTTTTAATTCTTCATACTTCATTTCCAATCTCCTTATTCAGTTATATACCAACACCGTTGAATGACAAAACCACATTCACCATAAACTTCCTCATATCTTAATTTACCTTTACTCACCAAGGTAAATAATCTATCTCGTAAATAAGTTTCATAGGCCTGGCGATCCCCACGTAATTGAGCAAGTTGATGAGTATTACAACCTTGATTATTCTTCACCAGTTGTAGCAATTCCTTTTGACGCTTTTTACTATTGTTATGACGAAAATACGGCATTCTATCCTCCTTTTAATCAAATTCTATTTTCCTTTTAAATTGTCCTGTAATTTTAGAAATATCACTTACAGTCTCTGCCTTTTCTCTTATTCTTGACAATATTTCAGCTAATTCACTTCTTGTTCCCTCATTTTTTTTATAATCATAAGAATCTACATTCTTCAAATGTCCCTTTAATTCTTCAAGTTGTTTCTCAACTGTCTCATCACCTACAAAATTCAAACTTTTAAAATACTCAATAAAATTTTCCATGGTACTAATGTTTTTGTTAGAAATTAATTCATTGTTATCTAATTTCTTTTTAAGCATATCACACAATTCAGTTGTTTGCAAACGCAATTCAGCGACTATATCATCAATAAATTCATCAATAAGGATTTTAGATTTTTCCCGATATATCTCTGCTAATTTTTCATTTTCTGCCTGCGCCTCTAACGCTTCATTATCAGTTACAAATACTCCATCATTATTGGATATAGCAAATAGAATCCAGTCAAAAGAAAATTTAGTTCTTATCCTCTTTGCTATTGGATATAACGATCTTATTTTATCCACAATACTTATTCCAGACTTTTTCTCCCATTCCATATATTCCTTTATCATTTCCTCCTGTATTTCTCTATACTCATCAATAAATTCTTCTACACATTGATAAAATTCAGATTTTAATTCTTCCAACTTAGAAAGTAAATCAGGCAAATTCTTCTTAGGGATAAAATAGTGTTTTCCTATAGGAAACTGGAAACCATGTTCAGATACACATAATCTTGTCCTCGTATCAATAGAATTAAATTTCCCTACTAGTCCTTTAGGAATAAGACGTTTTCTACCTAAAGAATAAAATTCAGGAGCTTCATCTAAACCTAAATCTTCTTTATCTAATCTTACCTTTCCTTCCCATTTGGAGATATTAACATCAATCAATACTCCTTCCGTAAATAATTTCCCAAAATTTAATTTTTCCATTATTTACTCCTAGTCGTTCATTTTTAATAATAAATAATTCCTCTATAAGCATCAAATTTTCTTTTTATAATTAAATCCCCCTTAAAGTTCTATTTTTCTCCCTGATTTTTCTTTCTTTACTTCCTCAACAACATTAGCCGAAACTGCAATACCATCCAATCTTTTACGCATGTGATCTAAATCATTTCTCATCGCAATAGATATTGGTTTTATATTCTCATAAGCATCTGCTATAAATTCAGTATTAACTTCCTTTCCCCTATCAAAAGCCTCGAACATAGCTTGTATAATACCTTGCTCAATTTCGGCACCTACAAAGTTATTAGATAAACCAGCTAACAATTTTAAATCAAAATCCTTTGGATTTCTATTCCTTTTTCTAATATGAATAGAAATAATCTCCATTCGCCCCTTATATCCTGGCAAATCCGCCCAAAATATCTCATCGAATCTACCTTTTCGTAAAAAATGTGGTGGTAATCCTTTAATATCATTTGCAGTAGCCACCCATATAATAGGATCAGTAGATTCTTGCATAAAAGTTAAAAACATTCCTATGATCCGAGCAGTAGTTCCAGAATCGCTTCTACCCGATGATTCAACCCCCTGAAAGGCCTTATCAAACTCATCAGCGAATATAACAACAGGAGCTATAGCTTTAGCTAGTTCAAAAAACCGTTTTGTTTTTCCTTCAGATTCTCCATAAATTCCCGTAACAATATCGGCCATAGTAAATTTTAATAAAGGCATACCAAATTCATTTGATATAGCCTTCCCTATAAGAGATTTTCCTGTACCAGCAATTCCTACAATAAGAATGCCTTTTGGGAAGGGCAAACCATAATCTCTTGCCTCTTTAGACAAAATACTCTTTCTTTTTTTACACCAATTTTTAATATTTACTAAATCTCCTACGTCCGACATTTTCTCGTCAGTAGCATAATAATCTACACCAGACTTCTTTAAAGACTTTATTTTTTCCTCTTGAACCATTTGAATACCTTTTTCTTCAAACCCTTTTTTACCTTCTCTTGATATTATATACGAAAGAGTATTTTCCATTTCTTCAGTAGTCAAACCTATTCCCGCATAAGACATCTTTTCCTTAACTTCATCAGTTATTTTTATTTTTGCATCTTCACCTCCACCTTTTTCGGCAATAATTGTATTAGCACTTTCTATTACGTATTCTACTCTTTCTTTTAAATCATCTCTTGAAGGAAGAGCATATTCAAGTAATACAATTTGTTTTTCTAATTCTTCTGGTATTTTTACAACGGATGACACAATTATTATACTTCTTTTTGTTGCTTTCAAGATATAAGATACATCTTTAAATTCTCTAGTTAAAATATTGTCCTTTTCTAAATAAGGATGAAAATCCAATAGGACAAATATAGCTTTTCCATCATTTAATTCTTTTTTTTCTAAAATTTCCTTAATTATTCCCTTAGGATTACCGATAGAACTTTTTTTCTCATCATCCCATCCATCAGTAATTTTCCAAATAAAGATTTCTCTTTGTAGTTCTTCTGCTATGGCTTTGATCTCAGCTATTACTTTACTTTCTTCCCATGTTCGCACCCACAAAAAAGGAAAGGAAGCCTTTATATATCCCTTCAAATTATCATAAAATCCCATTGATCAATTTCCTCCTTGTACTTCTCCATTATTTTCCATCATTCGCCTCCTCATTAAATATTATACTATCTCTAAAAATTTTGTCAAGAAAAATCTCTAGCTGAACCTTATGTTCTTAGAAATATTAATTTTTCCTATCTTTTCCAATTCAACTTCTGTCAAAAATCTTTTCGCCTGTGTAATTGAAACGGAAACTGAAGCAAGTAATTTATCATGAGTAATGATAGGATGTTTATCGTACAAATAAGGATCAATTGTCAACCTCTTTGTTTCAATTAACTTACAAGTACCAAAATGCTTACTTTGTTTTTCTTCAATTCCCATTTTCTCCATTTTAGAAATCAAACGTTTAGACAATTCTTTATCTTTTTTATCTAAAAGATTTTTTTCATTTCTAATATCTTTTAATTGTTTCATCATATCTAACAAATTCATCTTTTAATCCTCCTTATAATATTTACCCCCTGTTATAAATTGCTTCTATTAAGCTAAAATCACACTCAAAAACTTTATCGTACTCTCCATCATTTTTAAAATCAGAACGATCACATATATACATATTAACTCCTCTATTAGGATACATAGACATGGCAAAAACATCATCATCAATTATTACCGTATATCTATCACATGTCTTTCCACCGTTATCATAAATTTCTACTTTCATTTTTAGTTCTCCTATTCATCTTTGTTACCTATTACAATTTTGTATGAAAAATCACGTACAAGCTTTTCTAATATAATCATAACATGACTATTTAACTTTTCCCATCTTGTTAAAATATGTTCATTTAAATTCATATATTCTTCATCTCGACCATACAAATCTTCAATCCACTTTTTTAGGCTTTCCTGAACTTCTTTTGGGATTTTTTCTACCCTGTTTTCTTGTAGCATTTTTCTTTCCTCCTTTTGGCTTTTCTTTTTCACTCCCATTCCAATAATCAAGAGCAATATTTAAAACAATAGCAATAAAATCTATTACTTTTACAATAGGATTCAAAGCTTTTCCAAAATCTTGCATTTTTTACTCCCTCTCTTTAATAATTTATGATCCTTTTACTAAATCATCAACAATATATAACACATCACCTTTATAATCATCATCTCTAATTTCCACGATCGCCTTATCATCCCAAATAACATCTCTATCCAGCAAATTTTCACCCTCGTCAGATTCGGAGAGCATCACTAAGAGGTTATCTGGATCGTAGGTATAATCTCCATCATTAAGACGGACGCTGTCTGGCATTTGATTTAATACGTCTTTGAGTTTCATTTTAATTCCCTTTCCAAATCCATCGTCATCCCATATACTAAATGCTGGCGATGTTGATCTTTGTCGCCATCTTCATAAATCTACTACTAAATCATCAACAATCTCATACAACTCTCGTTTGAGATTGCATTTTAAATCTAACCAATCAAAATCTGAACCGCTTTTTCGTGCTTCTTTAACCTTCTCCATTGCTTCCTTAATATCTCCTATAATTGATCTTCTTGTAGTTTCCCTAATAAAGGACATATCAAAAATATCCATTTTCTTTCTCCTTTCTTTAATGGTTTGTATCTTTCAACCATTATTTTAACACAACATACCTTTCTTTCATTTACTCAAAAGTACTCTTACGGGACATCAATAGGGCTAAATGGTCAGGCTTTTGGAACATTGCCATAGGAGCACTTTCTTTGGATCTTTGATGAAGAGTAATATCGTAATCACCCTCACCAATATCCATAAAGAATTTATATTCAAAATAATAAGAAGAATCTAATCCCATTAATCGGGAAAATTTATTATAAGTTTGATCATTAATTGCTACTTGTCTCAACTCAATTTTAAGTCCATTCGTTGGAATAATACTTTCCCATTTAAATACATCAATATTTTCCTTCCTAACTCTTTTTAATGCAACTTGTGTTTTTGTGTTTATTTCAACTTTATATTGCCCCTCTGGATATCCCATTCTTGTTTTGAACGCATGAAGTCTAAATCTATCCGTTCCTACAAAATATCCTTTATCATAGATTAAATAACTATATCTTAAATCACGTTTGTTAATCGCCCTAACTACCCACAACACACCTTCAACATCCACCATTTCTGAATGTTTCTCTTTTTTAAACATAAACATTTCACCCATATCTATTTTCCCTTCCTCTCTTTTAATGTTTTCCATTTTCTTCCTCCCTTTCCTAAAATTTTTTATAATTAATCTCTACCCCCAAAAAGATTGACCATCAAATTCAACTTCAGTATAATTCTGCTTTAATTGTTCCGCCGCCGCATTCCAATCAATATGATTTGCAGGCCAATTTTGATTTCTATCAATAGCTCCAACATCTTCAGCAAGTTCTTGTGCATATTCTTCAAAATAATCATCATTAATAAGGCAAACTCCATATTTCATTACTTCTGCAGAAAAAGTCTCCTCTATTTCGTTCTTAAATTCTTTTAATTTTTCTAATTCCTCTTTATCTTCATCAAAAGATTCATCATTTATCACATCTTCAAGGTATTCTATATACTCAATAAGGTCTCTACTGTCAATAATTTTATCGCAATTAGTAATCTCTCTCATTTCTAATCCTCCTTGTCCTCGCCATAAGTTGTAACTATATCAATAACACCACCTTCTTTACGAACATCAATATCCATTTTTACAACATCCTCCTTATCATCTCTATATATAAGAATATCAAATAACATATTACCACCATCATAAATAATTATTTGTTTCAATTCAGTTCCACTATGCACATGAATAACACGAGTATTCATTTTTAATTCTCCTCACCGTTTTTAATATTTACTTGATTAAAAGAAAATTCATAAATTTCAGAACCTTCTTTTCCACAATTCTCACAATGAAATTTATACCCAGGAATATTAAAATCCCAACATCCATCTGCAACATATTCACTCCCACAATAAGGGCATATCCCTGCTTCATAATTTACATATACCTTTCCTTCTCCAGGAATTATACGTAAATTTTCCTCTCTCATTTTTAATTCTCCTTTTCATTTATCAGTCTATTTGGCCGTCCACCGTCCAACTTCCCAAATGGGTTGATTCAACAGCCAAATGCCAAGTTTCCCCTAATTTAAGCATTTTGTGATCTCCGTTCCTATGCCTTACAGTACCTCTTACTAATACAGATTTACCTATTGAGACCCAATCTCTAACCATATGATTACGATCATATTTACCATTTAAATGTGTTTGTTTTACTATATCTTTTTTCATTACATGCTTTGTTTTCTTACTCAAGTTATTTACAGGAACAAAAAACCACTCTCCTTGTCTCTTATACGAATATTTTCTCTTTTTAACAATTGGAGGAACAAGAGAATCAAATGCTTCTTTTATAGTAGCTACCTTGTGAGGAAGCATAGTTAAAAAATAGTTATAATTCTCCATTGAAGATAGATAATATTCATCATCACCATGACGAGAATATTTTAGGACACAAGTCTCGGGACGATACTCTTTTTTATATTCATCACACACCGATATTTGTTTAACAGATAAAAAATCATACAAATCTTGGGAAATTCTTTTTCCAGTTTTCTTATGAACATAATCCCATTCTAAAGCTTCATGACTATTATAATAATCAACTAAGGATACTTTTCCGGCAAGAAGTATATCATCAACAAGACGAGAAATACCAGCACGAAAAGCCCTCTGCAAAGCACTAAATGGAATTTGAACCGTTGCATATTCAAAACAGGAAGATTGATGACTACTCGTAGTTACACTATACTTATCTGCATTTAATAAAAATTTATCCTTACCCCAATTTCTCATTCTAACCAACAATGGAAAATGGTATCCATAAGAATATAAAACATCTCCGCTAATGAACATGTGTCCAGATTTACCATTTTCTCCCCCAATAAATCTTTTTATAACTTCACTATTTGTTAACTTCATCTTAATTCTCCTTTCTTACTTAGGATGTTATTGTATGATCTCACTGTATGTTTACATCTATTACAAGTAATAGCCCAAGTTATACGCCTATAAATTTTTCTTCCACAATCACATTTTTCATAAACAGTAGGCAACGGAGGCCACATATCAAACAATATATGAGCTTTCCATGCTCGTCTATATTCAGATATTGTCATTTTAATTCTTCCTCCTTTTCAAAATAGGATATTGTTATAATCTCTAATCGAATTTACCATTAAGAAGTAAAGAAAAGGTAATACATTAATAACAAATCCACATCCTAATATACCGTAAAAAAGATAATCTTCCCAATTTTCCATTAATCGTTTACCTCCTTATTTTTGTGTAAATAACTTTTCATTTTCTTAACTTTTTCTCTCAATACACAAATCCAACCAGCTCATCATAAATCAATATCTTCCAAGTATGATATTATTATTTTAATAATGATATACCTCTTTCCATAATTATTACCATAATATTCAACAGCATTTAATAAATCTTTTTTACTTGTACGTTTTAACCATTTTTTAAAATCACTTATATTCCCATTAATTAGAGTATCAATAGCTTCCTCTGCTGATCTTTTCGTATCTTTTTTCATTTTAAACCTCCGTCAATAAGTTCTCCCACAATCTACTTCATCAAATCCATTTATTCTTATTCTTTCCTTTAAAACCTTAAAATATTCCTGCCTCTTAAATAAAAATTCTTTTTCTTCTTTTGATATAGAGACAAACTTGCCCCTTTTCGTTCCAAACAATTTCCCGTCTTTTCCTTTAACAACCCTACATTCAAATATATTCATCTCAATCTTCCTCCCTTACCTTTATAAACAACTAAAAGTATGGCGTGGCTGTTGACTTTGTTCTACCACAAAACCCCTCATACAGAAGATTTTTTTAAGAAATCTTAACATCTTTTTAATCACTTTTCAACTTTAATCCTCTTTTTTAATCAAACTTTCCTTCAAAAAATCAGGCCACGACTTCAATATTTTCCCATTGATATTATTTTTACCTCCATGTTCTTGAACAAACTTATACCAAATCTTCATTATTAATTTTACATTTTTTTCAATATCAGTCATTGATTTCCCCCCTTTTTATAATATGCGTTAATTATTCTATCCTTTTAAATTTAATACTTCAACATTCGTTATTTCCTTAACATTTATCTTTCTACAAGCGGTCTCTATTTTAATATCAAAAACATCAACTTTTTTTTGTGTTATTGTCAATTCGTGTTTTAAATTTCCAAGATAAAGGTGAAGATTTAAAATATCTCCATCTTTAAAATCATCAACATCATCACAAAATCTCAACATATTCATTTTTATCTACTCCCTATATTAATTAGCATATAAAACATATTGCCTCCCACGCAACCCAGGAAACAACATCCTTTCCTCGTGCCCTATCTTAAATATAGGATTTCCATATACATCCTTTTCGTCAAACTGGCCTATTTTATACAAATATTCAAAATAGGCCCTATAATCTCCTTTAAATTTTAATTCTATCATAACATCTTCCCCTAATTCAATTTAGTTGTTTATTTAATCAATTACACCACCAATAACATATTCATCGGGTGCAGAATATAAACAACTTGCCGCACTAACCTCTGCAATCTCTCTTAGTTCCTCTGCGCATGTATCCATAATGTACTCATGCGCAAACCAAGGAGTCTTCATTCTCTCCGCTTGTTCAAATGCTTTATCTATTTTGTCTTGCAATTCCTCATCAAACATTAAAAATCCCTCAACTATATCCTGTAATAACCTGTTTAAGAAAATTTTAACAGCCTTCTCTTTTTGTTTTTCTGTTAATTCACTATAACTTTTCATCTTAAACCCTCCAATAATCATTTAGTTGTTTTTGTCAGGCAAGAATATATCTGTAAAAACATTTGTCATATATCCTTGCTATCTTCCATGCTGTTTTTAACTTTAACCCACAATCACGCAATCTACAAAATACATGTTGTGGGTTAAAATAATGTCTTATTGTATCCATGACATTCCCTTAATTCTTAATTGTTTAATTATGCTGACCAAATAGCCGACAACTTTCGGATTAACCAATTTCGTTTTTCTGCTTTCTTATTAACTCTACGATTCCCGTTATTAACCTTATTGTTAACCTTATTATCATTATAAGGTTTAGTTGTCCGGTTATTTTTGTTACATCCTTCATGTGCCGCATAATATCTTCCCTTATACCTCCATAATTTTCCAGTTCCTTTCTTGACAATACCGCCACAATAAACGCAGTTCGTATCATATTTCGTAGTCCATTTTCCACCATTACCGTTAACTTTTGCAGTACTATTTTTTGCAGTTTCCTTTACCGGCTTGTTTTTACTTCCCACAGGACGACCCCGTTTTTTTACAGTTTCCCTTATTTCTGGTTTACTTTTCCTATTTTTACTTCCTACGGGACGACCCCGCTTTTTTACAATTTCCTTTACTTCCGGCTTGCTCTTAGGCTTCCTGTCAACCGGTTTAAACCGTGAATAGTTATTGGCAAGACATTCAGCACATACTTTATGCTTACCCTTAAACCGGCCTAAATTACAAGTTTCAAGTTTTTCGCAAGTTTTTACCTTTGCGACTTTAGCCGTCTTTTTTACTTTCTTACTCATAATTCTAACTCCCTTCTTTTCTTTGCGGTTAATTTTTTCAACCTTACTCTCAACTGTATGAACAGGTGAAAGTTCGGCAACATCATTGACTTTTGCTTTTGCCTTGACCTTCCTTTTTACCCCTTCCCTTTTAATAAGTTTAGGCTTTTCAACAATCCGCAAAGTATTATTTCGCATAATGACCTTGCTTTCTATTTTATCGTCCTCATAAACCTTAAAATAATACTTCCCGTCTTTTGAGAGTTTAAACCCTTCTCTCAATTTAAAATTATCTTCATTGCCAGGTATGCCATATTTTATCAAAGGTTGACTATACTTACAATTGGAACACTCATTTATTAATGATTTGCAAACAGCGCACTTATTATCTTTTAACACAATAGTTTCCTTTTTCATTTTTTCCTTCCTTTCATCAACGAGACACAATCCCATGTTATGCTTTACATCAAAGCACCTCTCTCATACCTATGCACGGTTGAAAGTATCGCACCGTTAAGCCATTTGCTTTCCTAACCGGATACCAAGAGCAAGGGATAATAGCTCATGACCCCCTATTATATAATAAGGTGTAGCGGCAATATATCTTGTCCACAAAACTATTGAAAAACATACAGAAATACCTATAGAGAAAAAAAATAAAAAAAATCAAAAAATAATTAATTAAGTGGACAAAAAGTGGACAAAGTTGTGAAATAAATTAATTGATTTATTGGACAAAAAAAGAAAAGTTATTTAAGGTAAGAAGGGGAAATAATTCAATATTTCCCCTTGTTGATTTGATTAAATGAACCAAGATATTCTATTCGGAACTATCAAAACATTTAATGCACCAGTAGAAGTGAATGTAATAGCAATTTCTCCACTAATAGCTCGTATACCGGCTATTCTATTAGCAGTCAAAGCGGAAGCAATATCAATATCTCCACTAATAGCCCACACACCGGCTATCTTATTAGCAGTTAAAGCAGAAACAATATCAATATCTCCCGTTAATTTTTGCGAAAGTTTTAATTTATCCGCAGTTAAAGAAGAAGTTATAGCAATATTACCTATCATTTCTTTTAAAATCTTTATTTCAGTAGCATTTAAAGAAGAAGTTATATCAATACTACCTGTCATTGCTTTTGAAAGTTTTATTTTAGATGCAAGTAAATCAGACTCTATTTCTATAATACCATCCATTTTTTTTGAAAGTTTTATAACAGGAGCAGTCAAGGCAGATGTTATATTAATATCTCCGCCTAAGCACCATAAACCAGCCAAATTTGCTTCCGAACTAGATTTTATTATTACACTACCGTCTAATTTTTGCGAAAGTTTTAATTTATCAGCAGTTAAAGTAGATTCTATCCCCATATTTCCCGTTACTTTTCTTAATGCCTTCATTCCAGTTGCAGATAATGCTAATGTAATATCTGATGAACCAGTCATTAAAATAGGAGCTGTACAAATAACAGACAAATAAGGATCATTATCAGTACCTTCATAATCACTTGCACGACACGACATCACATTTACATCTGTAGAACCCCATCCAGGATTATCATCACTCAAATCCGCAGCACACCTAATACCATGACGTGTATTACCAGTAGTACTGATGCTATTCTTCCCCGCTGTGTTGAGTGTTATTTCGTTATAACCATCTGTAACGAAATCGCCATATGCTATGCTCCCAAAGTCTGTTGTACCGAGAGAGTCGAAGTCCCCATCTACTAAGTCGTCATCGCTTGCTGGGTTTGACGAAACAATATGCGCCTTACCTTCATCTTCTGTGAAGGATTCTAAAGATTTATAAGTACCCCGCAAATGCCAGGATGCAGCAGTTACTACCCCAGACAAAGAAGATGTATCTACTACGAGAATTCCACGATACAAGTCGCTCCAATAATTGGTGTGGTTATATTTTCCTACCGCCCGCCACATATACATAGCAGTATCAGTGTCATTATTAACATTACCAGACGCACTACGTATTGCAGACCAAGTAAGATCAGTAGACCCCTGTCCCACTTCCCCATCAACCGTTGTGCCTGGAACAGGATAAAAATCAGTATCACAATAAACAGGAAATACAACATCATCAAAAAAAACAGCAGGAATATATTTTGTTATAATAAGTTTTCCTTTTTTTAATTTTGCTGTAGTCCGAACAAAAGCACTTTTTCGCTCAATAGGGTTACTATCCCATATTCTTGCTTTTCCTAAAATAATTTCTCTTGATAAACTATCTTTTTTCAAAATTGTTAATTTATCAGTTAATATAGTACCAGCTTCAGAAATAGAAATACTAGATGTCCATTCTCCTTGAAAATTAACTTCAAAAGAAAAAGAAACATCCTTTACCGGAGCCTTATTAATTCTAATTAATTTTCTTAATCTCGGTGGATTTCCATGATGAGAATTTAAAACGTAATCAACACCACTTCCAAAAGCATCTTTAAATATCACTTTATCTTGTTCTATAATACCACTTACTCTATTAATATCAACTGGCTTAACATCTAATGCAAATTCAGGCTCGTTTATGATAGTTTTAGAAGATGCTCTAAGTCTTTCTTTATCAGGAGGAGATATTTTAAATTTACTGTTTGCAGAAAATTGTAAAACTTCATCTGAATTTTTTGGAAAAACACAAGAAAAAACAGACTTATCCATCTGCCATATTCCAGATTTTTCCTCAACACGCATATCTATATCTCGCCAGTCAGATTCTAAATCTGCAAGATAATGAATTTGTTTAATATGAAATTCGGTAGTTAATCCTGGAGAAGTTCTTTTAAAAGTTTTACTATTCCAATTTCTTTTACTTATAATTTCTGCCATTAAATCCACCTTATTTATAAAATGTCATTAAAACTGTTAATCCGTAAGGAGCTACATCAGTCACAGCATCTATATCTACATAAATTATATCTCCTGTTAACACATCATCATTATTGGTATCTATCGTACAAGTAGAAGAACTATAAACATCAACAGCTAATTGAATTTTAGAAGTTAACATATCAACATCAACACCGTTCCTCCTGCGTCTTAATTGAATATCGGTCGTATTTCCAGTTGTACCAGGTGTATGAACTATTGCTAAAACTTCTATCAAGTTTAATCCGTTTAAATCTGATGGAATACCCACAGGAATTGTTCCATCTCCCACGGTCACGTAATCATTTGATTTAAATGGAGCAAACGAAACACTTCTTTTTCTTGAGTTAGGATAAACCCTTCTATCCGAAATATTGGAGCTTTCCATGTAATCTTCATTTGCTGCTATATATACATTCGCAAGAGGAGCACATAAATTCGGAGTATTAGGAACAACGGGATCTGCTGCCGGTGTACCTTTTGAAACAACAATTGTTCCATTTTTAGTTAAATAAACCAAATCATATCTTGGATGTGTAGCATCAGCAGTTTCTATTTCTATACTAGCAAAACATGTAGATTTAGATACAGTTAAAATAACAGCATACGCATCAACATAAGCAATATTACAATTTTCGTAATCTTCATTTTGTACAGTATTTTCAGTTGCCGTTTCCGCAGTTACAGTTAAATACATGGACTCTATAGTATATGCTTGTGATCCGGCAGAGGGTGAACCAGTTACAGTGATCGTAGTATCCGTATTTGCAGTAATAGGATACCTTGTGCCATCCACGTTTAATACCCAGTTAGTTTTCCACTGGTCAGTAGTCCATGCCCTATTAGAATCCGTCAAAACACTTCCGGAAACTGTACCAGTACCAGAAGCATGAATAGTATATGCCTGTGATCCGGCAGAAGGTGAACCAGTTACAGTAATAGTAGTTGCATCATTATCTATAATATTATATTCAACACTATCAATTAAAATATTAAACCCAATCCACTGATCAGGAATCCAAGACTTTGAAGTATCAGTTAATACGCTTGCAGAAACAGTTCCAGTTCCAGTATCAGAAGCAGATTCCACTATTTTAAATCCAGCAATAATTAATTCAGGCCCATGAACATATCGAAATATATTTTTTGGATCATAATTATTTATATCTGTTTCTAAAGCAAGAATATCAGCAGTATTTGTTGCAATATTAGCCGCATTTATAGCTACATTTGCGGTATTTGTATCTATATCTTCTCTAAGAGTTCCCATTTATGATAATTTAGGTGCACCTCCTTCTTTTTCATTATCTTCTTCTTTATTCTCCTTTTCAATTTGTTGTGCAACTTCTTCCAACAATAAAAGATTAGATTTTAAAGAGATAATATGTTTTTCAATTACATCTTTAGCAGTAATTATTTCTTCTAATCTTTCCCGCATATTAAATAATTCATTACTTAAAAGTTGTTTTTTCAAAGCAACCCAATTTTTCATATTTTCCTCCCTAATCAATATAAGCAGGATATGCCTGCCAAGCAGCACCATCCCAAACATGTAAATTAAATGTATTAGCCGCAGTACCCATTATAATATTACTGCCATCACCAACATACAATCCATCATCAGTTGCCATTCCATATGTATCACCAGCTACAACGAGACCAATAGTATTTGTTGAAGATATGTAAGCACCTTCTCCATCACGGGAATATAAAACAGCCCCCTTTTCAGCGATAGACCTGGAATATAAACCTACACCATATGTAGTAACAACAGTTACAGCATAATCTCCTGTTGCTCCCCAAAAAGTTCCTGCTTCTCCATCATAAGATCGTCCTCTTATAGCAACACCACTATAACTATAACCAGCAACAGCCGATAAAGTATTACCAGCCGTATAATTTCCAAAAGTAGCTAATGTGTATACTCCACCAAGGGATGAAACACCTATTCGAGCTTTTTCATTGCCGTTTGAATCATACCATTTAGCATAATTATCAGCAGCATCAACTTGAAATCTTTTCCCGCTTGCAGCGGTTCTTAAAGTTCTACCAGTAATTGTACCTGCCGTAATATCATCTGCATTAATATTTCCCCTTATGTCTAAAGTTCCGTCATCAGCATGAAACCAAACAAAATGATTAACTCCCCCGTCAGAATCTCCAAAACCAGCATCTCCAGGGCGAATATAACTTCCTCTCCAAACCATTGTATTTAAAGCTGTAAAAGATATTAAATTACCATTTCTAAATCCCCTCACACCAAAACTATTGATATGGTAGCCAGTTCCAGATGGAATATCACCGACTATTAATCCTCCAGTGTCAGTAGTTCCTTGACAATTTAAAGTTAATTCTTCAAGAGTAGAGACCCATGTTAAATGACTCGCTGTTGTATTTCCAAGAGTTAAATTTCCGTCTAAATCCAAATGAAAAGTTTTTGTGCCATTTCTCCAACCCATAATTCCATCAAGGGAGGCATTAGAAGAAGATATAATCGAAATACCACTATATGATCCTGGATTATCTTGATCAAATTCAGAAGACATAAATGCAGCACCAATAGCACGCATAACACCATCCGCCCTTACATAGAATTGAGCAGCATTTATTGAATCAATAGAACTCCCACAATGTAAAAAATGAGTGGATGGGTCTGCATCCATATCCGCATCTAAATTTATCCAATTTTTGGAACACCAACTATAAATTAGTTGTGTTCTAATCGCACCACCTCTAATATTTGTTAAAGATGTAGGAGCAATCCAATCATCGAGAAAAACTGTATCTCCTGCAATAGCTACCTTTTTCGCAGTAATTCCTATATTTTCTTGAGTAATTGCTATTGCAGCCATAACATTAGCCTCATCTACTTTTAATAAAATTCTATCTTTATTTTGTGTTACCTCATCTTGGATTACTTTTATAGCATTCAGTGCCGCCTGAACAGAACTGGTTAACTCCATTATTGGAGTATATATCGAAATAGTGGATGGTAAACATAATGGATATGAACTTGAAATACTTGTCGCCAAAAAACATTCTACCTCCTTTTATCCTTCTTTTTCTTATATTTTAAATAAGCTTCTTATTCTAACCAAAATTCAGGAAATTCTATAACTGATCGCATAAATCCTGCTTCGTTTCGTACTACAACCAAGTCATCTTGTGCCCAAGCATCCGCACTTTCATTTGTATTTATTTGTCTTGATGCAGCATCAATAGAAATAATTCTCCGATTATCATTTCTCGTTTTATTAAACAAAATATACCCTGGCATAATTACGCCAGTAGTTCCACTAAATGATGCAACATAAGTAACATAAGTAGAAGCTACAGTGTCTAATTTACTTTTAAATAGATCAAGACCAGCAGACTTTTTATAAGCCATCATACCTAAATAATAAAAATGATTTGTAAAGGCCAAATTTGTATTTGACTCATAATACCGCATATGGGAAGGAACCGTAAAATAATTATCATATAAAGTTACGCCATAATGAATAGGCGTACCGGCGGCCCAACTTCTTGCATCAGTTCCTTCTTGACCTCTGTCACATATTACAAAGTCGAACTTACCATCACCAGCATCGTCCAAACCTTTATAATGTACAACTTCAAAATGATCAGCATCGGCAATCACAAAATTGGGTCTCACCGGAAACACTCCCCAGCCGACACCTCCACCAGGAGTTGCACTTGTACAAGAAGTATAAAGCCTATTTGCTTGAATAACACTAGTCGAAGAATTAACTGACGTAAAATAAAATTCTTCTATATCTAATATTTGTGGTCTTGAATTAACACCAGTTGTATCTGCCTTGATTACCCATGCAGGTCTACCAACTTGCATCCAGGGTTTAACACTTTCTACATGTATATCTACATTTGTACCCGCAGCAAAGGAAGTTGTTACCATTGTATATTTAGAAAATCCCAACTCCTCAAAAGTACCAAAATCAGCCTGATCTTGAGCAGTAAAAAATTCTGCTCTTATCATAGTAGAATCTGAAGTTACAGAATCTGTTAATTTACCAATTATTTGATGATCAACAAGCCTACCAAGCACCAAAAACCCGTCAATAACATATAAAGGATTTTCTAAATAATCCCAGCGCATTTTTATATTACTTACTTCATCACCTACAATAATTCCTCTTACTTCAAAATTCTGAACTCTCACTCCTAATGAATGAGGCAACGGAAATTCGATATAATCCCAATCTAAACCACCATCTGAAGCTGTAGGATCATAAGTAAATTGATGTTGAGGAAATATTGTTTCCGCTACACAAGCCACAACGTGCCTTTCGCCCATATTCACAATTTTTGTAAAATGGGTAGATTTCCACACGCTCGATGCTCTTTGTGCAGCACTCAAAGCAACACCATCAGCATCGAAAGCTTCTCCTACAGGAATAAATTCCAAATGAAAATTGTTAAAATCAGAAGTATCAGTTCCACCAATTTTAGGAGAATAATTAAAATCCCTATTAGTAATATCCATACCTACAATCCAATAACCCTTTATAAAAGGATAATCAGCATTAGGTACCCAATCACCATCTACCTGACTCCATCCTATAGGATCCCATTTTAATCTTACGTGATAATTATTTGATCCTCTATGAGGGATATAACCGCCACCTGAATATTTAATGGTAATATAAACACCGCTTAAAATTTGATGAGTAAAATTAGAGGACATAGTAATTGTTCCTGTTAATCTATCAAAAGAAGCAATATCTATTTCCTCCCCAGCAGCATCACCATCAACTATCGCAACCGTCCAACTAGTATCAAATTGATCATCTGCATATCGCTCTATTAAATCAGAACAAACAACTGTAGAACCATCTGCAGCCCCATTTTCAGTAGTAGTATAATAATATCCGTAATCAGTATCAACACCAAAATTAGCAGGAGCAGAAATAACGTAAATAATATCAATAGTTTTTTGAGGAGGATATAAAGATTTTTTACCATGATTATTTACGGCATAAACTCTAACATAATAAGTATTTCCAAAAACAACATTACCATAAAAAATATTAATTCCATCTATACTTGGTTGAAGATCAATCCAGGTTTCCCCATCGGTTGAAACTTGAATCAAAGAATGATCATAATATGTATACCATAAAGGAGGATTAAAGGAAATATAGAACCCGCTTAAATCTTCTGCAAGAGTTAAAGTTAAATCTGTAACATCAGGAACAACATACGGATCAGGAGCAGAAGTATATCTGCCAGTTGGTAATACTATTCCAGTATCCGCATAAAGACTTTCATTATATTCAATAGCTTCTATATCAACATTATCATCTACACCTCTAGAAATACTCATACATCTAAAAGGTTTAGTGGCAACAGTAGAATATCCAACAGAATAAATAGAATAACGATCAGGAGCACTATCAAAGGCAGATTCAACAGAAATTTGCACAGTAGTTTCAGCACTGTTTGAAATCTCTTTTGTTGTTACAGAACCATCAGCCTCTCTTACAACAACCTCATATTTAAAAGTCCAGGTTAAAACATCTGGATCACCATTATCCCATCCACCAGTAAAATTAGCTTGAGTACTTCCTGTTAATGAGGTAATTGTAGCATAAGTATCAGCACCACCTGAAGTTGATTTTAAAACCCTATTAATATCATCTGAAGTAAATGTAAAATCATCATCAACTAAAGCAGAAGAACTTATAGAATTAGCAGTCCCACCTCTAATTTCAATACCCCTATCGGTTGTTAATAAAGAAGTAGTAGCATCTAATAGTCTTCCACCTTCTCCCCACTCAGGAACATCATGCTGAAAATAAAATAGATCACCAGGTAACATATGAACTGAATCTATACCAGCAGAAAACCTAATAACTTTTAAAATATATTTTGAGAAATACAGATAATAATACGCTTCCCTAAGAGCCTGCGAAGATCGAGTAACCCCAATCAAAGTTATTGGCTTCTTTAACAGAGAATCACCAGCATCAAAAGCATCTTGATCTTCTACACTTAATACGTCCCTATCAAATTTTCTATCTCTATTCAAATATTGCACTTCAACCATATTAGGTCTATCTTGTTTAGCTGTAAATATTTCTTCAAAACTACCTTCAACAATATTTCCCATAGAAAATAATTGGATAGGAGTTTCCTTTTTATCTATTTTTACACTAATTTTACCATTAGCCCAAATTAAACATCCCCTGATAGAAGTCAAAATAGTTTGAATTACATCGGGAGCCGGAGCTTGGTAATCAATTACAATATCAGTTAAAAATCTTGTCTCTCCCCATTGGAAAAATTCCCCATTAGTAGGAGTTCCGTTACTCCAAGCATTACCATCTCCCCATATATCACCTAAAGTCAATTCAGTTGTACTTACTACGTCTGAAACATAAGCAACAGTTACTTCGGTAGTAGAAATAGGAACTACTACCCATTTTCCTTTTTCTGGTTTATTAGTGGTATTAAAATCATTTCCAGATGTTTTTGTAAGGCTTAATGCACCATAATTTGCTGTACCATAATTATTTCCATTACCTACTATACCTCTTCCATATTTAGAAGATTCCATCAAAGTAACGTAATCTACATCCGAGGCGTACACCCACTCGCCAACACCATATCTTTTTTGTACAAGTATATCATTTATAATCCATAATGGATCACGTGAAAATTGAACTACATATTCATCGGGAACAAGAGTACACTCATTAATTCCGCCACCACCAGGACTTATTTCAAATATTTTCTCTACATCACCATCATCAACCAAAACATTACAATACTCCCACTTAGCAACTCCCCCATCAGAATTTCTGGTACATTTGGGAACTAATATTCTCTTTCCTAAAACATGGGAAGTAATATTAGGCATACCACCGGATAATCTGTCAGTAGCAAGAGCTTGTAATCCCAATAGTGCAGTATTAGGATAACTCAAATCTCTAAACATAATTTCAGTAATACCAACTACTTCCATAGTCCTTTGATCACGACCTGTATCATAATCGGTTATTCTTGTAACTTTTATATCATATTGTTCAGCAGCTAAATTAGCCCCATTAGGGTCACTAACCACTCTATAACTATATTTATAAGGAGAAGTTGATTTATTTACTATTTCAATAGAATCATTTACAGTTATATAGGAGGGATCGCCATGTACCTTATATTCTATTTTATATACCAAATTATTATCTTCAAATGTTCCCTTATCAGTAACATGATATAAAAAACCGGATAAATGAACTTCAAATCCCTCTATCGCAGTTCCGTTCGTTGTAAAAACAAAAAAATCACCAGCACCAGCAAAAGTTTTACCATGATATGAATAATAAGTTTCTATTGTATTAAAATTACGAATAGGGACTTGGTCATTTGTTCCCTTTCTAATCCATACTTTAGGAATAGGATCATAATTAGAAAGAGGCTGTTCTTCGACCTCTGTATTAGAAACGCTTTCAATTTCCCCCTCTCCATAAGAAATAAGAGCGTTTAAATATTGTTTTTTCATCTTAATATGTCCAGAAGCTCTACTTATTTTGTAAATCCCCTCACCATAATAAGTATATTGAGCAAGAGTAGAAGGAACTTCTCTAGTATTAAGATTTATAATCCTAATATGATATTGATCTTCATTTTCAAAACTATATTGAAAATATTGTCCGTCCACACATTTAACGGAAATATCCTCGTTATCTCCCCAACTATCACTCGTATCACTAGTTGTAATAATATTATTCGTTTCGTCAATGGAGATAATTTTTCTAGACGTCCTTTGTTCTGAATTAAATAAAAAATGCCCTTCCTTTACAAATTCTTCTCCTGTATCCCCATCGTAAGGAACACTTGTAGAAGTCAATTCACCTCCAGGTGAATTAATCTTTCCACGAAATAAAATAAAATAATGACTATAAGGAGCAGATGTAACATAAACACTGTCCATAGAATTCCACGCATCAATCACAATGGTGTCCGTATCCAACCATCCAGTTAATGCACTATCACACAAAATAGTTTTATTTGTTGTATCAATACTATCAACAACTTTAACTTCATTTCTCGTTGTATTCCAAACAGTTGTAAATTCTGGCAAAAAATGTAGAGTTCCTGATTCTCCAGTATAAGTTAAAGTTTTATCAGAAGGTGCCCCATCTATAACAGCCGTCCAAGGAGTGGCATCATGTACCTTATATTGAATAAAATAAGCAGTTCCATCCCCAAGAAGAGGATTAGGATAAGCACTATCAGGCCCCCAATGTTCAAGATTATCTTCGGGAATCCATGCTCCAACTTGACCAATTTCAGGATCAATATCAACAATGTTGTTCAATCTAAACCTGAGAACCTTTACATTTTCATTAGTTTCAAATGTGTTCACCCAAGGAAGAGAATTTTCAGACCTTGTAAAATCTTTATTAACAGTCGTAATAATAAAATCATCACTCGTTATTTTATCAGGGCTAATATATGTTTGTAAAACATTTCCACCAACTCTATGACTTCCATAAACCATTCCTACAGGTATATCTGGATCAGTAGCAACTTGAATTCCATCCCAACTATATGTACTAGAAATATCTTGTTTAGACGGAGACATAAGAAAACCAACCATGCCTCCAATCATCATCATTGCACCTGCGCCCATCATATAGTTAGCCCAACTTGCTTTTATTAAAGCTTTGCCCGCAAATCCTAAAGCCCCCCAACCAGTAGGCCCTAAGAAAAAACCACCAGCAAGAAGAGCAAATCCTAAAGCTATTTGAATAAATCCAGCATTTTTTCCGCCACGCAAATTAGGATAAATAATTACATCGTCCGTATTAGATAATGTAACCATATTCCACTGATCAACTTCAAGTAAATTTCCATTTAATAAAATAGATACACGGGTCTCAAGAATTTCTTTATGAACAACAGAAAATTCTTTCAACGCAGAAATCAAATCAGGTGCTTTTGAACGAAATTCTATTCGGTTATCTGGTTCAAATAATGTAGGTAAAAATGAAAGATTAGCCAATATATAAATTCCCCTTATAATTTATTTTTAAATCTGAAACAACCATATATTTTTGACTTCCATTGTGGAAGGGTTAAATCGTCTATATGTACATCTGAATTCTCATACACATGAATAACTTTATAATTACCTAAATAGACAGCACAGTGATTAGGAATAGATGATTTTAATTTCATAACAACAATATCATATATTTCCGGAAACTCAACTTTTTCCCATTGTAATTTATAATTTTCATTTATCAAATCTTTCTTACTTTTATACCAATCTTGGGCGTATTGCCAATAATCAAGTAATTCAAACCCCAAATCCCTATAAATCATTATTACCAACCCATAACAATCCAATCCTTTTAAATCCCTACCTTTATTTTTATAGGGAATTCCTAAATATTTACTTGTTATTTGTTGTTTATTCATTTCTTTTTCCTTTTATCGAATATAAAAACGACCTTTTTGTGGAATTCCAGGAAATCCACCAAATCTTTCGTAATTACCATGAGATTTACAATCAGTAAACGTTTTTTTACAAGTAGTTAAAGCCCCAAAATACCCACATTCAGTTCCTATTTTATATAAAGACGTAGTATCTATTGCGGTAGGCATCGCAGTAACTAAAGTAACACCACCCGCTAATTTCTTAGCTATTACCGAACTACTACCTGAATTTGCACCACTATAAATATAAACAACTCTACCAACAACTTTTGTAGCTACACCTAAAACATCAGAGTCAATAAGAGTAACTTTATCAGAACTTGCTTCAGCAGTACCAGTATAATAAGGAGTATATTTATAAACCCACTGACATAAATCTCTTTGATACCGGCGAATAGGAATATCTATCGTATGTAAATTAACAGAACTACAAGTAAATTTCGCATCGTTTTCTCCTATATGAACTCTCGAAATATAAAATTTTTCTTTTATACAAGCATCTTTATCATCAAGATTATCCCTAAATACAGTTATAATAACAACTTGTAATCCTGATAAACCACTACCATGATGCAAAAGGCTGTGAATATACCTATCAATATTCGGATAAATAAACTCAACAGTAGGAATTTCCCCCCTGTTACTTATTTCAATTCTTTCATGATGTACTCCCGACTTTGTATATGTTTGAGGAGCATCAGTATCAGGTTCAAAATAATCCACGTCATCAATATCCTGAGCAAGATAAAGATATGAGTTACTATCTATTTGGACCCTATAAAGTGTTATAGGTTGATTTTCTAGTTTATCTTTTTGAGTTCTAAATGGCTGTGTAATATCTATAGGCATTATTTATTTTTCCTCTTCTTTCTTCGATAAGTAGATGCAGTAACTCCACCAATACCCATAACAGTAGATGGATATAACCTCTTTTTCCTACGCATTTTCATTTTTGATTTATATTTTCTTTCAGCTCTCGCTTGGCGAGATGCTATTAGTTTTGTTCTTCTTATTGCTTCTGCTTTTCTTACAGACATCTCAGCCTTTCTAGCTCTTTTCGCAGGAATTAATTTTTTAGAAATAGCAGCAGTTTCATAATCAATAAGTCTTCTTCTCATTTCATTTGTAGAATATTTACCTAATTTTGGTTTTTTAGATGCCTCCGCCAAGGCACGTTCCAAATGAGGAATATCTACCTTTTTTATAATTTTTGCTGATTCTGTTAACTTCCAAATTTTGTACCGATCAACTTCCCCAGTTCCTGATCTACCCTTTCTTACTTCTTTTTTTATCAAATTACCAATTTTCCTCAATAATTTCTTCTTGGATCGTAACGCAGCCGCAGCTTCACTTTTATTATAATCAGATATAGATTTCAAATTTCGTCCCATTTCTGTAAAACCCGCAGAACCCAAATTAGACCTAACTTGCAAATAGCCCATATCACCTGTATAATAATGAGAAGGAGGTTTTGATCTTGCGTGCATAACTTGAGAAGGGTATTCTTCACGAATGGGTTTAGGTAATTTTTCTCTTATGGCCACATTACGCCATCTCATTTTGCCACTTTTAGCCCTAGTAACTTTTTTACCCGTTATTTTTGCTAATTGTCTTGATTCTGTAGTAGGAACCCATATTCTTTTTCTTTCAGTAGGCCATCCTTCATATTTAGCAAGACGATCTATAACTTCATCTCTTGAATACAAATTCACTTTTCTACTAACTCTTTTCTTTATATCCGATTTCGTCAAAGTTTCAATAGGGCGCACTTTGGCCTTTTTCATCATTATCTCCTTGATCCTAGAATATGCAGTTTTCCTTATTTTACGAGTGGGAATTCCAAAAAACTCTTTTATTTTCCCTAGTTTATTAAATATTCTTGCCAATTATTATTTCACACCTCGCTTTTTCTTCAAACGAAGAATAACATACCTTTTATTCTTATATTTAGTATAAACAAAATCCCTTTTAGGATAATTTTTTTTCAAATTCTTCAACATCCTTGTGCCAGAAACGGGCAAGACTATATCAGTAACCCTTAATCGTATCCCAGCATTTTCAGCTACTCTATTTTTTCTAATATTTAAATAAGCCCCGTAACCTAAAGAAGCACCGGAGACACCCAAAGATCCCCACATAATACCCGATAAGGTTTTATCTATCTTTCCATACGGGCTACTCCTATATTCTTTTTTAAATAACTCCTTTAACCTTTTTTCAGCTTCTAACTTTTTCTGCATTCTAGCTTTCGCTTTAACATTTATTCTTCTTTCAACAAATGGAGGTAAACCTTCTTTACCCCCACTTATAACCTCAAATTTATCCCTTGATCTTTCAACTTTATCATGTACACCCTTTGCTTTTGAAACTTTACCACCTTCTATAACTCTAAGCTTATTTTTATTTCTATAAAATCTAGAAAATATTTTTCTAAGTTGTTCTAAAGATATTTTTACCAATTGTTATTAAGCCTCCTCAAATTGCAAACCTACAGTAAACAAATGATCCATTATATTATTTTTATTCATATTAGAATTAGCAAATCTAACCTTATACGCCCTCATTACATTAGAATATATAGTTAAAGTATTTGTAATAGTATCCGTTGCAGTAAAAGAAATATATCCAGAACTTATTCCCGTTAACTGCCTTACTTCGTAATTATCTGCCCTTGTTTTTGAACCAGATTCCCAATTTATAATAATCACAAGATTTCCAGCCATACCAGGAGTAGTAGTAAACCTCGTGATGTTATTTACACCAATAGTATTTACACCAGGATTCGTAGCTATACTACATCTCGCCTCATAATGCCATGAAGGAATATAAAATCTATCACATCCACCCTTTACGGCATCAAAAAAATCTCCTATTTCCTCAACTTCCTCCCATGAAGTCACGGGATAAGGGGCAAAATTTAAATTAAAATAATACTTAGGTCTATTCCACTTATTTCTCGCCTGAACATATCCAGCCTCAAATGGAGTTTTCAAAGTTTTGAAAGTTCTTCCTTCTTTCCAAGTTGCTAGTATAGGTTCCCAATGAAATATTGTCAAAACTTCAGTACTCATTTATCTCCACCATTATTCATTCTATATTCTCGTGGATAAACCGATTTTAATATTTGCTTAATCAAGGCAATATCAATGTTCATTTTATTTAATTCCTTACGAATTTCTTCTTGACTTTCATGATGTTTACAAATTAAATCATCAAACTTTTTTTCAAATTTTTCATCAAATTTCTTCAAACTAATTATTTTACTTTCAGCAACCGCAAATTTATTACAATTATATACAATACCACCAATTACAGTAATTAATAAAAAGACAACAGAAATAATAAGTGTACCCCAATTAAATATTTTTTGGTTTTGCAACTTTTACATTCGCCCCCTTAACATTTTATTTAATTCCCTCTTTTCAGAATAATTTCTCATCACGCTATCTATACTTATTCTTCCAATCAATCCCTGCTCTTGAGCAAGTAATTTCTGAAAACTAGGAGCATCAACAGCACTAATATTAATCACGGTTATTCCAGACTCAGGTTCAATTCCTCCACCAGTATTCGCTCTTTCAACAGAAGTACGCCCCAATGCTTTTACAGCATTAGCATTAAGAATATACTCCCCTGAATGAATTGTGGCTAATCCGGATTTAGAAACATAACCTCCTGCTTGATGACTATCAGGTATTCCCGAAGGAGTTAACAAATCAGTTACCTTTATAGGAGCTTTACCACCACCAACCTTACTATCACCACTAGGAAAAAGACCCATACCCCATTCAAGAAGTTTAAAAGCCATAAGCTGGGCAATCATCTTATTTAACGATCTTAAAAAATTTATTGCAAATTGCTTCCAAACATTATCTGCCTCTTTAATATTTTCAGTCATATCCGCAAAGGCATCACCCAATCCCAAAACCGTTTGTTTAGCCATATCAGTAATAGCCTTTCCATATTCATATCTCCATGTTTTTATATCATCTTTAGATTCTTCAAAATGTTCTTTCATAGAATCCCAAATAGATATATTTTGAATTCTTGCTTTTTCTGCTTGAGCATATCTTAAAGAAGCAAGGCCAACTTCATCCCTTCGCATAATGGCTAACATCTTTTTCCGATGTATATATTCATCTTCCGTAATTTGTTTCATCTTTCGTGCATGTTCCAAAGCTAAATCTTCTAATTCTCGATTTATTTGTTCTTCATGTGATTTAATTATATCATCAATTCGTAATTTAGTATTTTTTATTTCTTCATCAATAAGCTTCAATTGTTCCCCATATTGTTTTACCACTTTTAAATGATCTTTATAATCCATTTTTAATATTTTATACTTTTCTTCTTCAAATATTAAGAGTGAAGCAATTATATTTTTTCTTCTTTCTAATGCATCTAATTGTATTTCGCCCAATTTTTCCTGATAAACTTTTTCACTAATTTGATTAGTCGCTCTTAAACGATCCAATCTCACCCTTTCTCTCTCATCCATCTTTGTTTCCAAATCATTCCTGGCTTCCAATTCATCTTTTAATTCTTGCATTATTCTTTCGGCATCTTCCTTTCGTGCCGCACCTATAGTAGATATTTCCTCATATTTTAAATTAATAAGTTTTTGAGCATATTCCTTTCTCCAAAGTTCTGCTCGATGAAAAAAGTCTTTCCTCTCGTCTTCGCTTATTTTAGCAGCTTTCATATCTACCTTATACGCTATTACTCTTTGTTTATGCCGCATAAGTTCAGCATCTAATTCCTTCTTAGCCAATTCCATAACTCCTTTTGCATATTCTTCCTGAGACATTCTACCTTTTCTTAACTCTTGATCTAATTTTCCTCTTTCTTCTGCAATTTTATTTACAGAATCATGATAAGCTAATTCAAATGCCCTAAAATTCTCTTCTATTCTTCTAGCCGCAGCTTCAGGAGAATCCTCAATAGGTTGTAATGTAGCCAATACCTTTGAAGTTAATGGAAACTCAGCTTCCTTTATCAACTCTTTAAGCTCTTCTCCTGCTTTTATCACTTCCACTTTGAGCTTTGTTATACGTTTATCACGCTTTTCTTGATATTCCTCTGGACCAAAAAGCATATCAAGAAGAAAATTTCTAGGCCCTTTTCTATACTTATCACCTTCTTTAGTAGCTTTTCTTGCCTTTTTACCCAACTCCTCATAGGCCGAAAAATATTTGGCACTTAACTTCTTCAAACCAACCTCAAAAGATTTAGCCATAATTTCAAAAGAAGAAGTAAAATATCCAGCAGATGCTTTAGAAGCATCCTCCATAGCACTACCAATTATTGACAATTCATCCTTTAATTCAGATAGGGCTTTACTTTCTTTTTTTATCTCTTTCGTATACTCCTTTGTATAACCTATGGACCTTAATATTGCTTTTTCATCTTCTTTTTTTGCTTCTCTAAGCATCCCAAATAATTTAATAATAGCAGGCAAACTAACTTTATAAAGAATATAAAGAAGTGTCATCCATGCCGTTAAAGGAACAATCATCCTTGCTATAACAGCAGCAAGCATAACAAATCTAGTATAAAGAAATGTTAAAGACTTAAGAAGCACTCCCCTAATTAATGCCCCTAAAGTAGCCCCTTGAAGAGCTAATCCAGCTAATTTAACCTTCGTTTTTTCTGCCGCTTTACCAAGAACAGGAAATTTTTTAGCAACTCTATCTACTGAAACAAAAATACCACCAAAAATAGCCGGAATTTTAAGATGTAAAATATACTTTGCAAATTTAATAAGCTGAGCAACAACCAAAAAACCAAAAGCAAATTTCAAAGCCTTACCAAATATTAACAAGGATGTTCCAATAAATCTATAAGCTTCACCTATAGCCCTCAAAACATTTGGAGGTATTTTTAAAATAGCATCCGCAAATTTATTTAAAACCTCGTACCATACCATAAAAACACTTTCAGAAGGTTTTCCACCAAGTTTCTGTGCTATCAATTCTAAATTAGAATGAAATAACTTTATCTGACCCGCCAAAGTCTCAACATTCGCCTGCATTGATTTTCCAAAAAATCTATCTAATATCTCTCTCAATGCCCTATACCTAACAACACTTTTTTCCACCTTTGTAAGACCTTTCCAAGATTTACCAAGTTCTTCTGTAAATTTTTCAACTTCATGCCCTGTTGAACCTAAATCAATACCATAACTTCTTAAATGCTGAGGAATGCCTTTAAAAGCCATATTTACTGCATCAATTATATCTAAAAAAGCACCTGGTTGACCAATAGAAGTAGCAAAATCAGAAATTCTTTCAATCAATTTGAAAATTTGATCAGCAGACATACCAGAAACTCTTGACATCTCTAACATGATCAATGTGCCTTGACTCAAAATTGCATTACTAATTCCAGTTACTCTATGCAAATCCTGCATTCTATCAACTATTTGATCTAAATTATGAGATAATGGTCCGGTAGTTTTCTCATAAATTTCCATTTGGGTTTTCAATCCAAAAATAATTGTTTCTTGCTCCATAGCTGCTTCAGTCCATTGAGCAGAAGTAGCTAACAAATTTTTACCTATAACCTCGCTTAGATTACTAATTCCCAACGTTAAAAGACCAACCTGCGCTGTCAATCCAAATGATAACTCACTTAACTTTAAAAAACCAGGAGCTAAAACAGCCACACTTCCACCAAGTGCTTGCGCAGAAACCCCCGCAGCACCAAAAACAGCAGAAACCCCCAACAATTTAGTTGCTAAATTAGTTAAAGTTTTTCCAAAAATATTATGAAGGGCTAAATCAGTCTTATGTAATTCATGACCAGTATGAATTACTTCTTTTTTGAATTCACGTAATGCTTTTGTACTCCCGTCAGCATCAACACCAAGCTTATAGGTAAATTTTCCAATAATATTTTCAAGCAAAACCAACACTCCCCATGTATTGCTCATATTCCTTACTTGTCATTTGTTTTATAGGTTTCGGCAATCGAGTAGCATTACTTGGCTTTTCAATACCAGAACTTTTCTCCATATCTTCATATCGCATATTATGCCCACAACTTAACAGTACTAATTGTCCCAGTGTATGCTCTCTAATTAATTGATTAAAACCGATCCCCCATGTTTCACAAAAAGATTCAAAATTTACGAAGTAGGGATATTCTCTTCCAGATTTATCATGCCTGTCGCCTTCGCTCCGTGAATAATGACTCGCAAGGGAAGTAGCAAAAAATCGTTTTCACCATTTACCTCCAATTGAACCTCTATGAAATTAAGAAGCTCCGAAGTGGAACACTTGGAAGATATTTCCTCCAAGGACAATCCCAATTTATAAAAATCTGCTATATTTCTTACAGCACTAATCAAAGCATCCATTATTTTCAAATCAAAATCAGGCGGTATATTTTCTGGATTTTCAACATTTATAGTACTAGTAATTAACTCCCTTACCTCAGTTATATCTTTAGATATTTTCTTGGCGTTTGCAACGGGTAATGGATGCAATTCAACTTCATTTCCGGCCAAAACTGCTTTTTTCGTATGCAATTCCGGAATCAAAACTTTATCTATTGTTTCCTCTAATTTTTTCTTATCGGAAAAATCTATCTCCTTAGTCATATGATCCTCCTATTTATTATTAAAATTTATTATTAAAAAATAAGTTTTCCTTCTCTTATAGAATAGAAATTTATTTCTTATTTATTTTACCTTCTTTCCCAACCAGCCCCCACATTATTCTAACTACAAGATGCGTCTCTTTTTTCTCCTCTGAGGAGATCGGCCGTATGCTATATAACCCCCAATATGACTTCTTGCCTGCCTTATTCTACGCCTGCCCATTACAGAAGCATATTTTCTACCATAACGCAATCTTTCACCTATATTACGCCTCAAAGACCCCACACTCCTACGCCGTCCAGCAGGAAGTCTTGTATAGTATCTTCCAGCCCTTTTCCTTGCACTTCCAACTAAATTTATTAATTTTTTCAATAAAGAACTATATGCAGCCAATCTACAATCCTCCTTTCATATTTTAAATTATTCTTATGGAGTAGTATCTTTAGGGAACCAATATCTCTCTCCAACTATGAGTTCACTATCCCCCTCATAATCCGTAGTAGTATAACCATAAGCATCTAAAGTAATAATAATTCTACCATCTTCGGTAGGTTTAATAGCCTCAGTCCATTCTCCACGAGGAGCCATCTGCCCAAAATCATGAACAAGCTGTACTCCATCAATAAAATCAGCAACTCCCAGCACATGAAACTTTTTGATTTTACTAGTTCCGAATGGAGCTTGAATAACTGTTACTTTCTGAAGATTATGATCTACAGTAGGTGTAAGAGGAAATCCAGGAGTATAAAAATGCAACTCCAACCCATTTATGGAACAAATAACAGCAACATTATCCGTAGTCTTAATAAGAGATTCCGTATCAGTAGCTAAAACATCATTTACATAAAAATCTACTGATGGTGAAGCCTCTATGGTTACAACATATGAAGTTGGAGTAGGTGTGCTTACTACACTCCAAGGAGTGGTAGCAAGAGTTTTTACGGGATCAGTATTCCCCAGTGCCCATTTCACCTTCTGATTTGAATGAGAATGAAGTGCAAATGTAAATTCACCAGTAACACGGGTTACAGCCTCATATTGTAAAATCTGAGGAAGTCCAGTAGCAATTTGATACTTTTCACGAGTTATAGTCATAACTGGAGAATCTTCCACAACCGCCCCAAGATCAATAAAAGAAGTAGGCATCGTAGGAAGGTCAATTCTTGCAGGAGTCCAAGTAGTCGGATAAGGTGCTACTAGTACTCTTTCGATACCTAAAGATACTTCTTTTTCGGAAAGTTCATTATTATAAGTTTTTCCAGCCAATTATAAAGTCAGTCCTCCTTAAAATTTTATATTTTTTTCTTAAAACGTCTTTTTCCTAATAATTTTCTTGCTCTTTTCCTTGCTTTTTTCTTTCTTACTCTCTCAGGAAGGCTCAATCCTTTTGATGCTTTATCCCATTCAGCTACGACCTTAGAACTAATTTCACCTCTTTTTAACATGGCGTGAAATTTCCTCCGTTGTGCTTCAGATTTATATGGAATTTTTAATCACCTCTTTTTAGGTTTTCCCTTTCTTTTACTATATTTTAATTTTTGTCTTCTTTTGTGTTTCATAGGCATTATTAATATTTTTCCCTTTTTTTACGTTTTTTAGAAATTTTGGGGTGTCGCAACGTACCATACTTTTTATAAAGTGCAGCCGAACTTAATCCAGTCGCCCCTAAAACAGCAGCTATACCCCCGTATTTTTTAGCAATTCGTTTTCTCTCCGCCGTAAATGGAGTTACTCCATATTTGTATCTGCGCCTAGTTGATCTAACAGCTCCTCCAACTCTATCTTTTACACCTCTAATTTTACGCCCTACAGCAAATTTACCACGCCTTGCCTTTGAAAGAGCTTCCCTTCCATATCTAGCGGGCTTAGCCTTAATTTTGGCTAAAAGCCTTCTTAATTGACCGATTCTCTTCATTGATCTTGCCATATTCGTTAATGCCATTTATTAATTAGACCTCCCTTCTTAAATTTTTATAAATTAATATCTTTTCTTTTTGCATTTTTTCCTATCTTTATATTTTCTGGCAAACAACCCAACTAAACCACCACCAACACTACCTATCAACTAAAAGTTCTCTCAATTTTGAAATATTTAATCTTGCCACTCTCCAATTAGACCTCCTTAAAAATACAACTAAAATTTAACGTATAAATTACATTATTGTTCTGATCTCTGTAATTTGGGCCTGGCTGATGATCAGCTAAACATCTTCCCTCAAAAGTAGTTAAAAAATTCCATTTATTATCAAGTACAGAAAATACACTATCTGTTTTTGTTTTAGCAGAAGAATTTCTCGAATTTCTTATTAAAACCTGCAAATTAGGTTTAACAAGTGGATCATCAGCACTCCTAGACCCACCGGAAGCATATACAGCTACACAATTTGTAGGAGAACCTGGCATAATACCAGAAAAAATATCTATTCCAACAGTTCCTATTGCGGAATATTGTAAATATGTAGATAATTCTGTTAAAAAGTTATTTAAATTCATACATTATCACCAGATATTTTTGCCCTATAAATTCCAGTATCAGACATAATCTTTTTTATTGAACCATCAAAATCATTAATAATTGTTTCCATCTTTAGATTTTTTTCAATTTTCACATGCACAACATTCCCATCTTCAAATTTCACAGTGACAGCACCATAAAATTTCGAGTTAATAAGAGTATTTAGCAATGTATTTACTGCATATGCTTGAGTTGTTTTGGGAATAGTCATTTTTATTTACTCCTTTAAATTAAATCCATTTTAAATCAAGAACTAAAATCTTTTAAAATTTTTGAATACCTTTTCTTATTAAACTTAATCTTTTTTCTTTTTCTTTCTTATGCGTTTTTTTAGAGCATAACCACCATATAAACCAGCACCTATTTCAGTAGCTAAACCCATTCTTTCATAACGTTTTGGATTTTTGAGATAGGACTGCCTAGCTTTACTTCTACCCAATCTTATGCGACTTCTCATAGCCACATTCTTCCTCCATGCATGGTATCTAGCTTTTTTCTTTAATTTAGATAAAAGTTCTCTTAATTTTCCAACATTCATTCTTGCCATTTGTTAGTTAAACCCCCCTTAAATTAAATCATTATGTAATAAAATAGGCTTCTCATTCCGGTCAATAATAAGTGCTCCCAACTGCGGAACAGGATGTTTGGTCAACTCTCTGTGCAGCCATTCTATCCTATTATAATCGGCGCACATTCCCATTTCTACTGCCCAATATTTCCCGCTTCTATCCCGACCCATAGACCATTTATGCGTGTGTCCTACCGCAACATTTTTATGAAACTTTTCGGACAATGTTTTAGCAGGTTCAGTATTCACCTGAGAATAATTTCCAGGATGTGCTATTAACCAAGTTTTTCCTACATACATCTGATGATGTTCATAAACATTTATCGCTTCATACGTGATCCATTCAAGAAACTTTTTAAATCTAATTTTACCTTCTAATTTTTTTGCTAATCTTTCATCATGATTTCCAGGAAATACGTGTACTTCTCTAAATTTTGTTTTTAACCATTCTATTATTTGCCTACTCATATCTATTTCATCTTCCATCAACGAATCACTCAATTTAGGAAAATTAGAAAAATGTTTCATATCAAATAAATCACCAGCAACAACTATTCTTCTTACTTTATGTCGTTTTGCTATTTTAACCACTTTTTCTATCCACTGTGCATGGTGATAAGGAATATGTAAATCTCCTATAACTAAAACAGGTGTTGTTGTTTGAGGATATTGAGACCATATTTCTTTGGTTGATATAGGTAAATTATTTTCCAACTTAGGTATTAAAATGACCTATCACCTCGTTTCTTTATGAAATTCGAGTCATCTCAACAAATCTATCCACATTCATAGAAATAAATTCCCTAAATTCTTTTTCGGTTACAAACCATAATGTCTGCGGTTTATATTCACCTTTTGCATCCAAACCACCTATTCCACCAGCTAGAGTAAATGCTACTTGAAACGGAGGCATATTAGTTTCTTCCATTGGAATTCCAAATCTACCCAATCTCTCCAATGCTTGTTGTGTTACCACGGTAGATAATTTATGATAAATATTTTCAGGATTATCAAATCCAGCTTCTTTATAAATTCTATAAACTGACTTCAAATATCTTTCTCCATCCGCCCCTAATTTTCCTTCAAGAGCTTCTATCTCCCAATTAGTTAAATTAATATAATCTCTCTGCATCAAAACTTTACCTAATTGTCTTTGTGGATGAAGCTGGCGATCCTTCTTTAATAATCTTAAATTTCTAAAGGCACATTTAGCACGTCTTTGCTCTTCAATAATATATCCAAAATGTGCTATATCTACGTCAGGCAACATCAATGCGGGCCATATGGGAGTATCCATACCATTTTCCACATGTTCGTGGATACAATTGTGAACCACTATTCCATTAGCTACATAATTATGATTATCCTGAACCTCCATATTATAAACATCTGTTTTACCAATTTTTTCTATTTTAGTAATTATATGATTTGATCTAAATCTTTCAAGATCACTTCTTCTTTGTATTTTTAATTCTTCCCATTTTTTTACTAATTCTGAAACATCTTTATTATTCCTTTTATCATTTCTAATTTGTGCCAGCAATTTCCATTGTTCTTTAGACCATTTTTCTCTACTTTTTTGACCTATTTTCTTCTTTGTTTCTTCAGAATGATGTCTCCCAAAATTAGGATTATTTTTTCCACTCACATCATAATGATTTTTTGAAATCAACTTTTTTGTCCTTTCGGAAACAAATTTACCGAGGTGATGTAAAGAAACGTGATCCTTAGATTTCATTAATTCTAAATTATTAATAGAATTATTAAAAGTATTTTTATCTTTATGATGCCCATCTCCATCAAATTTACCATTCATAACTTCTAAAATATATCTATGTTCAGATACACGATTATTCTTTCTCAATATTTTGTCACTGCAATCAACATTATTTATTAACCAATATTTTTTTTCTAACATTCTTCTAAATGGTAAAAGTGAATCCCCAACTTTTAAATCTGATACATTTTTATAAATGTTATTGAATAACATCACCGGATGATTACCGGTAATTTTCAACGAATCAACTTTTCCGGTATATCCATCTTTATACGTCATTTTGTATACATCAACATTTCTACCAATACATTGAACATCCAAAATTGGTTTTAATTGGAATTTATTTAATTTTCTATTATAAGAATAACAATATTCATCCTTATAATTATTTACTAAATCTTTTATTGGTATTCCATTGGGATATTTGGATAAATCTCTCGGCATATCAATACAAGTATCACCAGATACACAACCATAAAACTTATATCCTTTAAAATTTCTAAATAATCTAGCTGGAACATCTGGTGTTACGTCCTTTAAATCTATACTTAAATGTTGTTGTCTAATTATGAAACATTCAAAAATTTCAGTACCAACATACTTTCTAAGATTATGAGGTCTTACCAATAATTCATCTGCATCAATCCAAAGAATAAAATCTCCAGTAGCTTTTTCTATAGATTTATTTCTAGCCCAACCAAAATTAAACAACCCGTCCCCATCAGGATCATCAGTTTCTTCATATACTATTGCACCTAATTCCTTTGCAATTTCTACCGTTCTATCGGAAGAATTACATGAAACAACAATTATTTCATCCACTACGTCCCTAAATGACTTAATACATCTTCCTATATTATCTTCTTCATTCTTAGCAATCATACAAGCAGAAACACTTTTATATGGTCTTGTTATCAATATCTTTTTATCTACATCATATTCTCCGGTTTCTCTACTTTTATCCTTATGATACCTTATTAACCATGCTGCTATTAAATCACCTCGTGGATTTATTGCAAGGGGGGAATGTTGCAATTCAAAATCTTTTTTCTTACCAAATATTTCTTTTAGATTATTAAATTTATAATGATGAATGTGGTATCTCGATTTCCCTTGTTTTTCATATGATTGCCACTCCATAGGGCCACTAGGAATTGTAAATATAATTAATCCATCTTCAACACACAAATCTTCCATCATATCAATATATTTTTTGTAATCCACAACATGTTCAAGAAATTCTCCCGCAACAACCACATCATATTTATCGCCTTTAAAATCTTTATGATAATCCTCTAAATCAGAATGAATAAATGTAGGCTTAGAAATATTTCTATCTAATTGCTCATTACAAAATTCCTTGGCTACCTGTAAAACACCCTCAGTAAAATCAATTCCCGTGTAATCCACTTCCGGATTTTTAAGCATAACAGTAGTCGCTATACCACCAGCACCACAACCCACATCTAAAACACGTAACTTATTATTCCCCTTTAATCTTCGTTCATCGGCTATAAATTCTGCTACTGCACGAAACCTTGCATTAATCTTCCATTTATCATTCGCCCATAATGCAGTATTTTCATTAAAATATTGTTCCTTATCAATCCCAACATTATCCATAATTTCCTGAGAAATTGGTAATTCCGGTAAATCTTCCCGTTTTGCAAGGTAATGGGCAGTAACATGATCTGAATAATAAGAAAGATTCTGCCATATTTTAGACCAATTTTTATTTGCTCTTCGAGTAAATAATTCTATTATTTTATTTTCCCATTCTTCAGCCCTATCTTTCCAACTATAATTCTTTTTAACAAAATCAATTCCTTCTTTTGCTATCCTATCATACAATTGTTTATTTTCAACAAATTCAAAAACCCTATTCGTAAAATCTTTCTGGTATTTTTCCGTTTCTAAATCACCTTTAACTCTACATTCATGAAATGGAACTGTCTCTGGTAATGCAAAATTATCAGTGCATATAATAGGAGTTCCCATTACTTGAGCACTAATAGCAGAAATACATTGTATTTCTGGGAACTTACTAGGATAAATCATTAACTTAGAAGATGCCAACCATCGTAAATAATCATCCTGTTTCAACTGTCCTAAATTTACAACATTAGGAGTTTGATTTATTAATTGATTAATATAATCATAAAATTGCGTTAGATGTTCCGGTATGGGTAATCCCCGTATATCATACCCACATAACATTAATTCAGCTCTAGGATTTCTTTTTAATATTTGAGGCCATATATTCTCCAGTAACTGTTGTAATCCACGTTCAGGTCTAGATGAATAAATAAATCTGTCCTCATTCTTTTTAATTTTCCCCTCATCAAATTCTTGCCATACTTGGTCTACCATATCCATATCAAGGCCATTAGATGTAACCCAGATATGAGGATCAATTTCAGGAAATTCTTTTGTAAATAATTCTTTATGAAAACGGCTTAAACAAAAAATATGATCCGTTTGCCACAAATGAGATGCAAAATGTGCAACATTTACCAATACGTCATGATTTACAAGAATATTTAATTCAGAACGAAATCTTGTAACCAACTGGTCATAAAACCTATATACAAAAAATACATCAAACTCGGCCACTGTTCTAATTTTATCAAAATTATCAAAATGATGATAATATACCCCATCATACAGACCAGGAGCATCACAATTGCACCATACCTTCACATCATGTCCTCGTGCGGCCATTTCCTTGGCCATCATAAGAAGGGCTGTTTCTGATCCCCCTAAAGCCCTTTCTTTTAATGTTCGACCAGAAAACTTCAGACCCTGAGTGTAAAAACCTATTAAAAACTTCATTTAATCTCCTTTCCGGATAAATAATTATTTAATAAGGAAATTGAAGATGAAAATGTCCATCTCCTGTTTCCATAAAAAGCCTAATATGTTTAAGTTCGTGTCGTAATACTTCTTCCCAATCTTTACCAGGCTCTATTATTACAAGATATGGGTAAGTTGTAACTGCCATTCCTTTATCAACATGTCTAAAAATAAATTTTATTTTATTATAATCAACATTTTCTTCAACGCATATTTGCTCAACAATTTCTTTAGGTGGAGGCCAAGAATATTCACAAATTGAAAAATGAGCACATCCAAAAGTAAAAATAAAAAATAACATAATTATTAATTTCTTCATTACGGCCCATAATCTCCATTTTTTATTGGTAAAGGAACTTCATCACCCAAAGTTAACTTTTCATCAGGATAACTAAATATTAACGCCCTATTATTAAAATCAAGATGGGCTTCCTTTGGTATAGGCCTATTTTTCCATTTTAAAATTTTATTACCAATTGGTTTTAATGCCTTTATTATTGCTTTTCTGCAATTTTGTAATGTTTCAACTTTAGTTTTTCCAAATGGTACTTCAAAACCCCTTGCCCCAATTTGATTACCTTTTTCGTCAATAATAGAAACAGAAAATATCACTACTCGTTTTGATGTATCAGCATGCAAATTTCTAATAACACCTCTAACTGTTACACCTGTAATTTCCTGTTTTTCCTGCGCAAATGAAGGAATATAAATTCCTAAACATAAAATTAAAGCCAATATAAAGAAAAACTTTTTCTTTATCAATTCAACACCTCCTTTAAAAATTTTTATATGGATTTGTAAAGGCAAATTTTAACGGAAAATCATCAAACCCGATGTCCGCTCTGGGTGCTACGCCAGTGATAATCCCACCCGTCAACCTCTGCCAGAGGCGGATTTGGTTGACGGTCAAGGCTGTGCCGTTGTAAATTACTATGTGGGCGAGGTAGCCGTTGATGGCATTAACATTCGTATTTGCATCTCCAATGTAAAGATTATCTTCAGAATCAACTAAAGTTGCTTCGATATTATCAGTATATAATGTTTGAAGTATTAAATTCCCGTTCAAATCACCTACATAAATTCTCTTTTCGGGAACTGAGCCATCATAAATGAAAGCAACAAAAAACCATTTATTAGGGCCAGTGGAGGGCACTATGGGAGAACTCGTTGTATAACTCGTATCAATACCACCAGAGTCAAATAGAGAAAAACCAATTTCATCCGTTTTTCCAAAATAAAGTGTGGAACCAGCGTATTTACGAGCAAGATGGCCTTTGTAATTATGTGTGCCTTCCCCCATATCTCTCAAATAAACCCATCCCATCCATGTTCCCGCCGTCGCCCCATCAAAATTCAAATCTCCGCCAGCCTGCACCGGAGGGCCGGTGATATAGGCATAATGAGTTGTCCCGTATCGGTAGTATTCCTCAATGGGCGTGCACTCAACCATATTGTGGCTCAGGGGCAGAGTTCCTACCGCATCGTCAAGCTGGTGCCAGCAGGAGACCTCGTCAACAAATATAGAACCACCAGCCGTTTCGCTGGCTATTACAAGATCATGAGTTGTGTCAGTTGCAATGAACTCGAACTCGAACCAGGTCATAGTAACATCAGTATCCGCTATCGAATCGGAAGCCCCACCTATGCCGGTGATTGAGAACGAACCTGTCCCCACGGTATCGCTCATCGCTTTGAAATAAACATGGTATCTTTCGCCAACGGTGAGGCCGGATACAGTCCAAGTTAAGCTCACATCAGCGCCATTACCTGCACCCTTTCTAAGCTCGGCACAATAAGTGCCTTCACTATTGTTACTCGTGTCTGCATCAATCCAGCCCCAATCAGGAGAGTTTTCCGTTATGCCGTTAAAATCATCATTAAAAATGCGTTTGAGGGAGGTGGAGTCATAGAAGGTGGTGCCAGTTGCTATTACTGTTGCCCCAGAAAACTTAACATGACCTGTTATATCATCAGCCGTTTTAAAATATTTTATTCTGTTTAAATAATTTGTATTTTCAACATTATTATTATAATTTACTCCACTATCATAAGAAGCATCTGCTAAATCTAAAATACCAAATGCTGAAACTCCACTGCCTGTATTTCTTCTTTTCCAAAGAGATAATTTATAAGGAATATCAGTAATTAATGTAACATTTTGCAAAATGCCTTCACTACTCTCCTCGTCATCATCCACCACCACAGCGTGCCACGTCCCCGCCTTCGGAGCGGTCTTGCCTGCGCTTCCTTCGGTCATTCCGCTTTTTGTCCAGCCATCAACGTCCTGCTGTTTGAAGGTGAAGTCGTCAAAGTAGGCGATGCCGCCTTCGGTGGAGGGACAATAGAAAAAGAATGATAAACTAACGCAACCAGTAGGAACATTTAAAGTATCTGTTATTTCAGTATAATCTGTCCCTGTAATTCCTGTCGCCGTCCAAGTGATAATCGTAGCCGCATTTGTTTCATCATAAACATAATATCTCCCGTCATGCGTTCCATCACCACGTGTCCAAAATGAATATTTTAGGGTTGTACTTGGAACAACACTTATAGTTTGAGCAATACGAGTATTAACAGAAGCCCCCGCAGTTATCTTGGCAGCATCGCTTCCACCATGAATAATCGTTGTCTCATTTGCCAATGCACCATCAGATGCAACCTCACTCCAATTCGCCCAAATATCCGCACCGCCAGCACCGGCATCCTCAAACCCACCGTTATCTGCTAAATCAGTACCATCCGAAACATTCTCAAAATCGGGATTGACTAAAATCTCATCCCCAAGGTGATTATCCGCCGTCCCAGTGAAGTCCTCAAATCCGCCGTTAGGAACAAGATTTGGGCCAACAAGCCTATCCCCCGCTTGCCTCCATGCAGCGGCATTAGACAGCGTCAAGTCATTACCGCCAATAGTGTCCTCAATATTAGTACCTGCTCCCTCTTTCATGGGCCAGTAAGCAGTAGGTATAGGTAAATTCTCTATCTCTTTATTCCATGCAGTAGTCATAAACGGGGTAAGACGTTTAGGACTATAAAAACCTAAAATTTTTAATTTATCCACAGCTTTCGCCGAAAAATTAAAACCCGACCCTATTTGTACATAAAATAAAGAGAAAAACAAAAAAGATACAATTATAAAACTTGTTACAAAAATAGATAATTTTCTCATTATTATATATTAAATTCACTTCCCTCCTAACTGTTATGGATAAGTCGTATTAGACAAAGCAACACTAGCATGTAATTTATCTCCTGAAACATTTGAAGTAACTTTGAGACCGATTGCAATAAACGAACATCGCTCTACAGGAATAGGAATTGCTTCCCCATAAGTTTCCGCTGCACTATATGGTTTTGTATACAAACTACACCATATTGAACCTACCTTCCCTAGAATTATAAATTCAGCACTTGTAGATTTAAGAGTTTCAACCCAAACACCTACTGTTACTTCATTATAATCCTGCACATCTATTTGAACAGCAGTATGATCTGTTTCTCCCGCCTCATTAAAAATGTAATCAGTGGAAGTGCAATCAAAAGCAGTAAATATATCTTTTTCATGCGTTAATATAGCCAATTATTTTTCACCCACCTTTTATTAATTAAATTCATCACATATCTAATATTCTATAAACAGTACTTGAACTAATATTATAAAAATTAGCTAATTTAGAACCATTTTCGCCTCTTAAATAAGAATCAACAATTTTTTGTTTAATTAAAATATCTAATTCCATAAAATTCCTTTTTAATTTTTAGTTAATTAAATTCATCAATCGAGCGAAATTTTCAACGCATTCTCAGCAAACTTGGGAGTATCCCCATCACCAATTGCTTTAGCTGCATCTAATGATCCCCATGCAACCATATTACCAGCTTCACTTGCCGAAAATAATCCAAAATAATTTATAGTACCCCATGAACCAGTCGCTTCTGGAAATACAATAGACGTTGCATTTTCCGTTGACCCACCAGCAGCAACATCCCAATCAGTCTCTAGAGTATGTACCCTCGCATAGCCATCACCGGAATGTTCCCCTGATAAATTAGTTTCTCCGCTCAGTCCAGTTCCTAAACCAACATACAAACTTTCATGAGGTGTCCAATTACGAGTACCACAACCAAATATATGATCTAATATTTCTAATTCATAAGCATCCGAAAGACTCATTTTATTAATAAAACCTCCTTAAAATTTTATCTACTTCTTTTAACTAATTTTTTGTAATATTTTCTACCTACAGGAGTTTGAAATAATGGATATTCTTTTACAGGTATCTCCATAACTTTTATTCCCTTCTTTTTCAACAAAACATGAAAATCCCAATTATTTTTGCCCTTTTCCAAACGAGATTGAGACCACTTCTGAACTTCTGTAGCACTAGGCCATTTTCCACCTTTCAACCTCTCATATCTATAAACAATTCTTTTATTGGGAACAACAATATCAAATATTTTCGGTTGTGTAACAGCACTCAAATTTAAATCTTGTTGAGAAATAGTTTGTAATTTTTGCTGTTTCACTAAAAATCTTGTACTATTGTAAGCCATTTTACGTAATGAATATTCTTTACTTCTAGGATTCATCCGAGAAAGATCATATCTCATTTCTTTTTTTAACTCTTTTAGCTCTTTTATATCCATACCCATAACTTTTTTTAAGGGTACTTTAGGATGATTATGTATCATCCAACTATGCCCTTTCACCATAAAAGGCGATCTCACAAATTGCCCAGTCTTTACATCAAGAACACCAGTATCGGACATTCTTTCTAAACCAATAGAAGGAAGTCTTACTCCATATTTTTGTCCTTTTATAACTTGACCAGTAGAAGGTAAAAGTAAAGTTTCCCTCCCATAACTTGTCAATGCTCTCTCAGGGATTAATCTTTCTCTTCTTCTTTTTCTAAAAGAACGAGCTAATAATTCACGTAAACGAGGATTTCTAGCTATAGATTTAGCAAACCTTTTTATCGGAACAGGTTGAGTAACCCATTTTCCCAACTTTTTAGAAAAAAATCTTAATTGTTTTATTCTGGCCAATAAAGACACATCCCATTTTAAAATTCTATTTGTCTTAAAATTTCACCTTTTTCATTTTTCTTAAGTTTATCCTCTTTTTTAACTTCTTCTGATTCCTTAATGGTAAAAGGAGATTTCATCATCACTCCTGTTTTTAAATCAGCAATTAGAGGCCAATCATTACGCTTTCTCGCTTGTTCTGCTCTTTCTATTAATAATTCACCCACATTTATTTCCCCAGAAGTTGTCGTAAACCCATCAGAAGAATCTGAATATCCAAATTTTTCATAATACCACGAAGGCCACCCAGACGCATCAACTACCGTTATTAATGTACCATTATTACACGCAGTATTCGCAGTATCCATTATTTACTCCTCCTAATATAAAAATCTATCTTTTTAACCTTCTCATAAGTTAAATTATCAACTATTAAAGTTGGAGAACGATTCAATTTAGAAATCCACAACATTTGTATATCACAATTATGCACTTTCTTACTTTCATTTATTAAATCGTTAGCATCTTTAACTAAATAATGAGATAATTTTGTATTTCTAAATTCCTCTACTATAGATTGAAACATAAGGTGGTGATGAATTCCGTCATAAAATAATCCCATACATCCTATAGGAACCCATTTTTCTGGATTTAAAGCTACAAGAATTAAACCTCCTCGCATCAAGAAACCATTTAAAGAAACATCGTCTATATAATCAAAACCACTATTATTAATAATGGGAATTAAACCTCTTAAATATTCTTTACTTTTATCAGCATCGTCACCCAACAACATTCGATTTGATAAAACAACTAATTTATAAAATTCATCTTTCATAATTATTTCCTATGTTTTTTTGGTTCTTATTCCTCGTCTTATATAATAAGTTTTATTATTTCTTCTCACGGGATAATAAACCCTCTTTCTGCCTACTTTTTTAGGTCTGCCCACTTTCTTCTTAACTATTATGGGAGTTGGATAAAAATCAGGATACTCCCTTCTTAATAAGGATTCCCTCCTTAATTCATTTTCCATCCTTTTTCTAAATTCTCTTTCTTTCCTTTGTTCTAGTTCTTTTGCTTTTTGAAGTAATTCCTTTCTCTTTCTTTCTTCCCTTATCCTACGAATTTTCATCTCTTGTCCACGTCTGCGCTCTCTTAATGCTTCTCTAGCTACCATTCCTACACCTGGTGCAGCTGCGGTTCCAAATAAAACATAAGGATGAGAAATAAATCTTTCAAATCTATCTCCACCAGCTTCTAATTTCCTCAATTTCTCTTCGCTTTGTGAAATAAATTCTTCGCCCGCTTCTATTTCTCGCCTTAATTCCTGTGCTCTTCTGGTTTCCTTATTTTTTAATCTATTATATCGTTTTTTATTTGCGCTAATTGCTCTTTTTTCTTCATTAATAATTTTTTGTAAATCAGATATTTTTACTTTTTTTCTACGAGCAAACTGTCTACCAGTCCGTCCAGTAGCATTTAAAATATGTCTTAAAGCCGAAAGTATACTACGTCCATATGCCACTTATTATAATTCACCTCTTTCTATTAATAATCCTTCAAGAAGAACCATATAATTTATAATATCCCCGATTTTTTCAGTCCAATATTCTGATGGTTGAGATTGTCCTCTTTCCAATCTTTGAATATTTGTAATAATTCCAAACCAGTGCTTTGTAACTAAATTCATTAAATAACGTTCAGGTATTTCCCCTAATGCTTGAGAACCGTCTTTAAAATTACGTAATCTATCCTTTTCTACATATTCTTGCCCTTTTTGTAGTAATACCTGTTCACATTTCTCAAGTCTATTTTTTACTATCATATCAAATTCTTTTTGTGTCATTATTTTCTCCCTTTAGACCATTTTCTTTGTCTTATTTTTCTAATAACTCTATCTAATTGTTTTTCTTTATATGTTATCCAATGATCATACTCTTTAGCTGCTTCTTTTGATACATTTTTCATAATTGGATGTTTTGAAAAAGGAATTACCTTCATTATCACATTTTCTTCAAGTTCACGTGGAACCTTTCCCTTTATTCTTGCCAAAACCTCATAATATTTTTGAGAAGTAGGCCAATTTCCATCTCTACATATAAACCTATTTACAACTCTTTTACGAGGATCAACAATATCCATAATTTTTTCTTTATAATTTCTAGCAAGATAAACATCTGCGGTACTTGGTAATGCTATTCCCGAAGGATGATTGTGAATGTTATAACCTACACCAAGTTTTCTACGCATTACTTCTAACGGCCTAAATCTTTTATCAAACTGGTCAAAATGTACGTTCTCTTTTCCTCCTACCACCCATTCTCGCTTAGGTTTAGCTCCTTTACCTCTTTTTCTTAATGAAAAAGAAACTTCTCTTTTCTTACTTGCCAATGCTACAGGCATACCACCATATTTTTTACGTATTTTTCGCCGGATAAATTCATCGGAAGTTAATTCAGTTTCTCCCAAAGCATAAATTTCATCCATTAACGTAGATAAAGTCTGTTTTTTCTTCCTTTTCGCTCTTTTATATCTCCTACTTTTACCTAAAACGCCACGAAGTCTAAGCAGAGCAGCATATTTTTTCTTAGCCAATCATTTTCTCCTCCTTTTACGCCGATAATTTATTATTTTGCTACCATATAACGATAAACTAATAATGGACTATTGGGAGAATAAACTTCAATCCATCCGTCCTTTATATTTAATCCTGAAAAATAATCCTGCACTTGACGAACTATCTGATATTTTGAAGGCAAATACTTAATTACTGACTCTTCAGCTATTAAACTGCCATTATCACCATAAGCTTTAATTGAAATTTCAGCACCCTCTTTTCCAGGATTAAAAATACTCATCATAGTTGTCCATCCAGATATAGACGTTAAATAGAAAATTGTCCAACGCTTTTTTGGTGTAAAAGATGGAAAAGCTACAGCATGATCAACCACCGGAGAAGCACAAATAGACTCATCTCCACTAAGTTTAGCCTTTTCGCTTTTAACAATCATCCAACCTTCAGAATCTTCCTCAAAAAATTGATGAAGTTCATCAGAAAACTTCAAAACGTGTCCCATTGGATTAATAGAAATTGCAGGCCTATTAAGGACATAATTTTCTCCTTCGTTCATATAATATTCAACACTCAAATCATCAACAACCGATACAGGACAAAGATTAACGATACTCAACACAGTCATCATTCCAGATGTTTTCGCTTTTTGAACGACATAAAAATAAAGGGGATCACCAGGCGAGCATAATACCTCATCGTCAAATGGCACACAAGGGGTCTCACCCTCTCCAGGACACATCGAAGCATCCACAAAGGTAACTTCACCCTTGTTCACCCTCACGTTACCGTAACACCACGAACGATAGCCGTCACGAGTATATTTTATTTCATAAAGTCCTGGAGAAATATTTAATGTATAATTTCCTGCTGAAATACGATTAAAAAAAGTTCCTGATTGTGTTATAATAATATGATTTCCTGGATTAACAACTACTTGAACACCAGCTAATCCCAACCCAGTGGAAGCATCTATTACTCTACCACTAATAGTACCAACAGAATCGGGAGAAAACGTAACCTCGTTATAAATATCTTTTATATCATTTTCTGATAAATTTACCTTATAAAACCTAATTTCATCCATCCAACAATTAACAGGGCATATTTCCATTTGCCCATAATGTGAACTGCATCCTATATAAATAGGTGTTGATGAACCATTATACCTAAAATAATTATAATTAACAGCTTTTAAAACACCATCAACATATATTTTTTTACCATCTTCACCCCAAGTACATGCTACATGATGCCAATCATTATCCCTAAAAATATCATCAATTTTAGTATATAAATTACAATCGTCATTAAATCCAGGAGGTTTAGTTTTAAAATTCAAATGTCCAGCTGGATTAGCAGAATTTCCTTGTTTTCCTCCGATCCAACTTAAATGAAAATTAGGATCGTTACCAATTGCAAAAAAATCATGACGCTCATCATCTTCCATAAAATCAAACAAGGGTTTTATCCAAGCAGTAAAAGTTCCTCTATCAGCAGTCCAAAAGCCAGAATTTACAAACTTTACTGAAGAACCATATGTAAAATCAGCAGCCCTCCCCAATCCTGGGATACTATCAGCGTATGTAATTCCTTTTACAATAGGGGAATGATCACTAACTACATCTCTCATATCCCCCTCGCAAGGAAGATGTAAAGATGGAGTAACCGCATTAGCATTAGAAATAAATAGGGGAAATCCTATTAAAATTCCAACCAATAAGAACAAATTAAAAATTTCCATTTTCATATTAATCCCCCACTAATGCGTTTCTATCATCATAATAATAATGAGCAAATAATTTTCTGCACCTTATGCCACCAGTCCACACAGAATCATAATTTATATAATCATAAGGCACATTATTTTTGTACAACCATTCTGCCATTCTTCTTTCATCTTCCCCCTCTCTACAAGTCCAAATTATAATCCTTGTTAAATCATCTTCCCATAACTTTTTCATTTTATCAACAACACTATTACGAATTTTCCCTATTTCTGGATATTCATTTTTACAAATAGTGCCATCAAAATCAAAAGCGTGTATTTTATAAGCTCCATTTTTAGGAGCTTCTATTATGTCATCAAAACCCTCATCTAATGTTGGAGACTCAAATTCATCAGCAAATTTATTATATATTTCTGCCCATTTTCTTTCAGTAATTCCTTTGGAATTTTTACTCCTCCTATGAAGACAAGTTATTATGTCGGAATTAAAAACAACTGCTATTTTTTTCCATTCTATATTGCTTTTACCCTCCCGCACATTTATATAACAATTTATTAAACATATAAACCTTTTTCTTTTTGCTCGACTCATATTTGTTCTATCTATTATAATATCTCTATCTTGATTTAATAAACTATCTTCCAACAGAGTATCTTCAATACGATGATAAGTAGAACTTAATTCTGGATCATAACGAGTATAATCTCCCATGTGCATCATATCAGTTATGGCATCATTTGAAATATAAATAGCACCCTTAAAAACCTTTCTTCTAGCCCAATAAGTTTTACCTGAACCTATATTACCTATTAATATATAAACATTTGGCATTTAATCCTCCACTGTATTAACATTAAAAATAAATAAGGGAAATCCTATTAAAACCCCCCACCAATAAGAACAAATTAAAAATTTCCATTTTCATATTACTTCTCCTTATCTTCAAATATACCTTCTAAATCATGGCATATTTCAAAATCCCCCTTTTCATAATGATCATAAATTGAACAACATCCGCATGTTCCCCTATTAGTATTCATATGTCCTATTAAGATCATTTTTCCCTCATCTCTTATTATTGTACCTACAGTAAAATTCTTTTCTAAAAACTGAAAATGCTCAGTTTCTAGTTTACAATTACC